AATGGCCTTTAAGGGGCGGCTTTCGCCTTTGGGGACGTGCGGCAGAGCTAGCCGTGCACAGGCTGCCGCGGCTTGGACCACGAGGCGGCGGTCTATTCTTATTGTGGCGGCTTTCCGCAACATCCAATCGCCTCGGTCACAGGCCGCCCATGCGGCAACTGCGGGTGCGTGGTCAAACTCTTCATAAAAAGAATATTTCATTTTTTAAAGAGTTTCCTTGATTGCATTTACCAAAATCCGAACCGGACTTTCATCTTCCCACGGCTCCCGATTAGCATTGAATGCCGCCGGCGACAGCAACGCGCGCAAGGTCTCCTCAACCTCGGAACCATATACCGTCGCAGTACGCAAAACGAACCAACGCGCAGTAGACTCGATCTCATTAAAATCTGGCTTCGTACGCATTGCGTCTCCTTTTTGTACCATCTGGTCTGTCTTTTTGTTTACCACGATTTTGATTATGCCCAAGCGCTTGGCTTTTGGCAAGAACTAAGAATTGAAAGATTACAAGAAGTTAGACGATAGGCGCGGTGGGATCGTCCCAACCGCTTATCATTTTGAACCAACCATCGCTACGATGGTGGCAACAACCGCAAGCGCTACAACGAGCCCCAATCCAACCAATATCGTAAGCGCTGCCGTGCGTAAATGCTCGAGATTCCGCAGCTCGTGTTCTCCCTCAGTATCCCGAGCGCGTTCCCACATCTCGTGTACCTCATCTTCGGTCGCGCGGCTCATAGTTCCCGTTTCACGATACGAGTACCGTCCAAAATGGTCAGAGGTAAATATAAAATCGAAGCACGTAAAAGTGCCTCAATCGGCGAACACTGAAACTTTTCAATGAAATATGGAGCGATATCTCGCGGGTCTTCTCCCAAACGCAAACGTGCTTCGAGTGCGACTAGCTCCCCTTGATCATCTTCTTGCGACACGTTCATTCCCGCTTTAATGCGGCTTCAGCAAATAAAGGAGCTAGCAGCCGCAATCTAGTATCCAACTCATCAAGTGTTTTAGCAGCTACGGTCAAATCAATACCGGTTACCTTCAATGTCAAACGAATATTGCTCGACCAATCAACACCCGGTGCCGTCACTTGTTCCGGCAATGCCCCATAACGTTCACAGACCTCAATAATTTCCCTGATTGTTGTTTTAGGCACATTCAGTGTTGTTTTAGGCACATTCAGTTGGTTTGCCATTTAGTCCTCATCACGCGAATCTTCATTGCGTTGACGAAAGTATGCGCGTAAGGCATCACGTAATCTGGGATTTGTATTCGTGAGTAAGAGCAATCCCTGCGCGTCGTAAGCTAGGTCGGTATCTGGATTAAAACCGTTCTCCGTCAATATGTCCCAACGCTTCCAGTATTGTCGGCGCGCCTTTGGTCCGTGCCAGTGATGCGCAATCGTCCCACGCACATAACCAATGTTCATATTCGCTTTGAGAGCGCATCGTTCCCATTCCAATACGCGTGCAACATAACGCGAATGGATGTCTTTCTCTGGAATAGATGCTGCAGCCTGCCCTACCATCGATAACGCCATGTGATGATCGCCAGCACCGACGATGGCAAAATCTAACAATCCGCCAACATTATTGATGAATTCTCGTCGCGCAGCCCAAGCATAACCAGGGTGCGCGTACGGCTTTTTGCCGTACATACTATAATAACCGCTGCGGGCCAATATCGTAGGTGGCGAACCGTTCACAAATTCTTTTGCAAAGGAACTATACGAATCGAAAACATTATTGTGCGGCCCCATGTCAACCGCACCTTCAAAAGGCTGCACGACCGCGTAATGTTGAAGCGCGTGAAGCGTCTCCCGTGCCCAATCAGGGTTCAGGAATCGAACATCAGCATCAACCCAGGATACGTAACGCCAGTTCGGCGGCAAATGCCGCAATCCGATGTTAACTAGATTTTCCTTCAACCAGATTTCATGCGATCCGCGAACTCTAACATGCGTTTCCGATGACCTATCAATTACCTCAAAATGACGATCACCAAATGCATGCTCTACTACGGTAAGCCGCACCTCTGGAAACTCTGCCATATGCTGAATAAACTGCTCAGCAAGGCGATATCTAGTGGCATACATGACCGGATTTGAAATGACTGCAATAACATGGAGTGTGTCATCACTACACAACTCGTAATGCTTAGGCTCGCGATGTCGGTAATACATTTTATGCCTTCAAAGTCGTTTGGGGGTCATCAAACTCGACTTCAGGATTCGCCGCTAAATATGCTTCAAAACAAGTTGGGCACACAGGCGGCACGCGATCTGAAATGGTTTGCTTATCACATACGTAACAAGGCTTAGCGATTAATTCACGAGACGGTGCCCACATTCTCTCAACTCTTCTTGTATAATGTGTTAAATCGCCGCAAAAACTTTACCTTAGCCTCTTCGTGCGACCAAACCTTTATCCGCTGTTCCAACGGCGTAACAGACTTAGGAAGCATATACAAATTAGGATTAGGTCTCAAGTCCCTAACCTCAGTTGCTAGCACCCGTTCATCAGCACGCTTGATGGCCGCGCTAAAGCCGTAATGCACCCCAAATCGCTTAAAGATGAGGCTCTGCAAATGATGCTCCATCTCGCGATAGCCGAACATACATGGCAAGCTTTTCAGCGGTTTGTGTACGTCGCCAAGTGCAAACTCCGAACCATCATGGAGCAATCCACCTAACGCATATTCAGGTTCAACGGCCTCACTTACAAGAACACTATGCTGAGCCACAACATAATCAACTGCACCCGTGAACCTGGCTATGTTCGAAAGGTGTGTGGCAATCACATCTATCGATGGGATTTCTTCAAGAGCCGCATCCGAAAAGTAAAACGGTTGACCGTCACTCATTTGGATATACGGTCGCGTTTGGGGTTTCTTTGTCATTTTGCCTTTGGTTTCCATTGGCGGCATGCCGGAGCGTCAAACCGATAAATAGCAATTGCATTACCGGTCATCATATTCAAATGCAGTCCGCAAAATCCACCGCCATGGCTCATCACAACAGCGTGTTTACAACCGCCACAAGATTTTCCCGCCGCTTCTTCTCGCAGCTCACCAGCAATGCGACGCGCACGATTACGCGCCCCAATCTCTTGGTCTCCGATTTGCCAAGCTTTTTCTTCTTTGCTCGCCTTAGATCTACTCATCAGCCCTAACTTTCATCCAATAAGCTATTCGAGCTTTAGCAATATCTACATATTCGGCTTCGCGTTCAATGCCGATGAATTTGAAGCCTTCAGCCACACAAGCAATCCCAGTAGTAACAGTTCCGTATCCAAGGCGTCGATTTCATGGTTGAATCGGGTCAATGCGTCGTGGCTCATTTTGCTCTCCGCTGCTTGGGCAGGTTGAGCAGGATCTCATTCGGGCGCCGCGGGTTGTCGCGAATGAGCATACCCCACTTCTTCTTGAGATATGCGATCGCCTCCTGCTCTGCGCTCGCATTGGATATACGGTAGTCCACCGCGCCACCAGGGTTGCTTCGATGGGCGAAAGTGGCGAGCACGTTGTCCACGCGAGCGACACGCCCCACCCACTTCAGGTGTTGGAGCGTATAGTCGTAGTCCTCCTTCAGCTTCAGGTTCTCGTCGAAAAAGCGGGGGTTGGGATGGACGTAGATGAAATCCCCCACGATAAATGCCGCGGTTTTCACCGGGCGGTTCGGGTTGAAGTAGAAGGCGTTCGCCGTGGGCGCCACTCCGCCGAGGTGCGCCTTGGCGATCTTGCATGCGTCGCGGATCAAGCCCACCGCCTGGGCGAACGAGAGCTTCGATGTGTGCTTAGGGTCGGTCGCCAGTTCCAGCTTCCTAAGGTCGTCGCTGAGCTGGACGCACGGAAGTCCTTCAGCGGCGGCAGCCTTGAGGGCGGCGTTCCTGCTCTCGCAGAGCTTGCCGCTCTCCACAACCGCCGATGCCGCCGCGTAGACTGGCGCTTCGCCGTAGCCCACAAACCAAGTCGCACCACCAACCAGTTCGGTCATCTTTGCGATGGCTTGAGGGCGCGCATGGCTGATGATTGCCACGTAGCAGCCAAGGTCGTCGCGCCTCACAACTTCACCATGAGCCGAACTAGCGCACGCGTCATTCCTTCTTGCTCCTCTTCAGCTCACGCTCGGTCTTGAGCACACGGATGCGCTCGATCTCTTTCTGAGGGCTCAGGCAGTTACACATCTGCCTGAGCGCGTAATAGACGATGCTGTAGCGGTAGCTGAGCTTGCTCTTCGCCACCATTGGGAAGACGCCATGGAGTAACCTCATACCGTCGAACATTATGAGCGCCGGGCGCGGGAATGCGAACGCCATTCCGTAGCGCGGAACGACCAGGTGCCCGCCGTGCATGTCGCGCTGGAGCACGATCATGCAGCTCCACACGTCGGAAAAGTTGCCGGCGTCATAGTGGTAGAGCAGATTGTTGTCCTTGTTGACGATGCCACTCGTGAAGGCGCTGTTTGGGATGCGCCACTCGGGGCGAACCTTGTCGAGCTGCGCCATCTGCTTCTGGAAGCGCTCGGGGCAGGTGGCGGCGTAGACCTTAGTCACGCGCGCCGCCCACTCCAGAAGCAGGTCGTGCTCGGCGGGGTTCTCCCGCGACATGACCGCCGTGTGGCAGTAGTCGCGACGCATCCCGATGCGCGGCTGATACCCGAGGACCTTGCTCTGGCTCATCATGCCTGAGCTGCGGTCCGCGTAGCCGTACTGGAGGGCTTGTACGGCGGCGAGCAGCTTGCCGGCATCGCCTTCGAGATCGAAGTAGCCAACGACGGGAACGCCCTGTTCGTCCTCGACGATGCAGGGCTTGTCCACCAAGGTGTCGTAGTGCATCCCCAACGGGATGGTCATACGGAGCTTCTTCTCGTCAACTCCCGGTCGAAGCTGTGCCTGTACTCGCTTCATATGCCTCCAGCAAGGTCTCGAAGACCTGTGTGTGGGAGGTCAAGCCACGTTCCGCCATGATGCGCGAGAGGCGGGCAACCACGCTGTCGAAGGTTGCCCCGTCGAAGTAGAGCACGATCTGCTTGATCTCCGCCTCGTCGTAGCGGTCCTTTCGGTCCACCTGGGCGATGCGCGCTTCCGCCGGCGGTGCCAGCATGGCATCGATATCGCTGGGGCTGTAGCCCGTACCGTCCAAGAGGGCTTCGTCATTAAGCCCGCGTAGCATGTCGCTCAGCATCGAGTCGTCCCAACCACCTAGCTCCACCTGTCGATTGTCGGCGATGAGGTAGGCTTCCGCCTCCTTGTCGTTGGCAAACGCCACACCACGAACCACTGGCACGTACCACTCGTCGCCTTCGACCAGAATGCGCATGGGCGGCCTCTTGCCAGAGTCCTTCATCTTGCGCAGGGTCTCCAGGCGCCCATGACCCGCCACGAGGCGCCCGGTGCGCTCGTCCACGATGACGGGCTGCACAAAACCGAACCGCTCAACCGACGCACCGATCGACTCAGTATCGTGAAGCTTGGGGTTGCGCGGCGCCTTCTCCACCTGTGAGAGCGGAACGTATTCTACGCGCACATCGCCTAGCTTAGCCATGTCACTCCGCCTTGATGTAGATCTCGACGCGGCGGTTCTTGCGGCGTCCGTCACGAGTTTTATTGCTGACCTTAGGATGCGACGCGCCAAACCCAGCCCCCAAAATATGAAATGATTGAAGGCGTGCATTCAAACGTTCGCATAGAAATTGACCAACTGTGTAGGCGCGGCGGCGACTTAGACCACGATTGTACGCGTCCGTCCCAATTGAATCAGTGTGACCGGCAATCACAATATTTGCATCTTCAGGAATGGATTCCGACAAGACATCCAATGTCTTACGAGCGTTAGCAGTTAGCTCATCCGAATCAAACGGAAATAAAACAGTCGCCGCCAAAACTGGTTCGCGCTCGGTTTGGGGTGCGGGGTTAGCCTCAGGAGTAGGGATAGCCTCAGGTGCAAGTTGCTTGTTTTGACGGATGGGAACTGAGGCGGTGGCAGCCGGCTCGACGAGCCTCGGATTCGAGAAGTCAAACTGGTAGCCAAACAGCCCAAGAACTGCGTAGTTGCGGAAACGACCACTATTTGGCGCAGTGTAAAACTCCACCGAAGGACCAAGCTCCAAACGGCCCGGACCAAGTTCATAAGTAGCACCAAACCAACCGCCAACCCCAACGCCAACGTCACCACCGGCTGGATGTACAATAGCGCGTAGCTCGCCAAATGGATTAAGCACACGTTGACTACGATCAGTATGGAGTGAACCAACGACACGAACCCCCACAAGATCGCCAATGGAAAATTTAAGTCCAAGATCAACATACCGCGAAGTCGGGAATTCTAGCCCGGCTTCGAAACCGAGACGATAATTACGTGAGCCGCTATAGTGCAAATCTTGAGGATTCGCTTGAAGCACCCCGTCAACGTTAGCACGCCCAAGCGGCAACTCACCCTCGGCACGAGCCGTAGCGCTAAGAGCCAAAAGAATAACCAAAGCAGTAATGCCCTTATTGCGCCGAATCAACCAAAGTACAAACGCAATAATTAGTGGTAGTATAAAATAATTAGAGTGAGCATGACCTGGTGCAGTTTGACAGCCCCAGCCAACACGCCCATCACTAGCATCACCTACGTTCCCGACAGGAGTACCGCCACTGCCGCCAACACCACCGTTGTCGCCGCCAGAACCACCCGTAAAACCAGAACCGCTCGACGATCCGCCGGCTCCGCTGACGCCCCCAGCATCCGATCCAGGATTGCTCCCACCGGTACCGCTATTACCGCCACTGCCGCTAGCACCACCAGAGCCCGAACTGCTGCCGTCATCAGTTCCTCCTGCATCATGATTGCCGCCACCGTTACACCCAGTCCCAGCCGTCCCACCTTCACCACCTGTTCCGCTGGTGCCAGCAACACCAGCGGTGCCGCCGTTACCACCAGTTTCACCAGCGTCGGGTGGGCATTCATAATCGTCATGATCGTTATTCGGCATGGCGTTTGGATCAGCCAAACACCGCCCGTCATGACAATACCCTGGCTGACTCGAATTATCGACATGGCAATGGGTCTCATTTGGGAGCCCAGAACAGAAATCCGGACCGCGCAGACGACAATGTGGATGCTTCAAATCCAACGCATTTGCCCCCTCATCCGGAGGACCACATGAAATCATAACGAGTGCAAACAAAACGGCTGCAATCTTCTTCACGGCTGTCTCCTTTACCCTTTAATCACTTTTCCCGATCTAACCTTTAGATGTACGCATCCTGATAAATGCTTTGCCAGTTCTTCGTTGTGTGAGATGACAACTACAGCCCGTTCCCTTGCAAGGGAACTAAGCGCACGAGCCACGAAATCTACTCCATCGGCATCAAGAGAATCAAACACCTCATCAAAGAATAGTGTGCCCGGCTTGCGCCCATTCGCGGCGTCGGCAACTTCGGCAAGAGCAAGCAACAGCGCGACATCAATACGCCGGCGCTCGCCACCCGAAGCAGCCTTATATCCATGACCACCACCAGCACCGTCTACTTCAATACTGATGGCGTCAGTAACCCCACCCGTTTTCTTTTCTGAATAAGGGCGTAATTTTACAATGTATGGCTTTTCAATCCCAGCCGATAACTCAGCAAGCCACGCATTCGCAACTTGCTCAATACCTGATAAAGCTTTACCAAGTACATGAGCGCGGACACCCTTAAGTCCTAAAACGCGGTCCACCATCCCCAACAACGCAGCCTCTGTACTCGCGTTATTCAATTCATCACGCAAGGTTACAATCTCTGCATTCAAAGCGGCCACCACAAAACGAAGTTCTGTAACCAACTTCTCGGTACGCTCCCGTTCTGCTTGCATTCTACGAGCAAATGTGAGCTGCGCCCGAAGAGCCTCACGATTACTTATATGCATTGCCAGTTCTTCGTCCAAGTCGCGTATTTGATCCCCCAATTTTTGGAAAAGTCCCTCTTGCATCCGTTCTTCAACCCCTACTCTCTTTAACAGAGCATCAACCTCTATCCGAATAGGTGCACGTAAATCCTCAGTAATCTGTTGATTGCAGGTTGGACAAACATCATGGTCAAGCCCACGTAAATGCCGTTCTAACACGCTTAACTCCGCGTGACTCTTGGCAGATTGCTGCGTTACGGTTCGCATGGAGGCGCGTAAATTACGCAACTCTATCTCTACAACTTGAACGGCCTCTTCGCTTTTCTGTAATGTAAACACAAGATTAGGGTCATCCGGTGGGACCAAAACAATTTCAGCATCGGCTAAACGTTTGCGTTCCACTAACAAACAGGCTTCTTTGACTGCCAAATCACGTTCGATATTCGCGATTCGCGAATGGACAACATGAACGTCCTTACGACACCGTTCCAACGCCTCATCAAAACGTTCCAACCCAAGTACCGCTTCCAGCAAACGCTTTCGCTCAGCATCGGTAGCGGTCGTAAAATGAGCGGCATCTTGAGAAGAAAAGACGCGAGTACGCCGCCACACATCCATCGGACCGATGATCGCCTCTAGTCCATCTTGAGCCTTCGTGTTGTTTTCGTATTCTAACGCACTGTTTTCATTTATAGAGTTCCAACGGAGAAACGTTCGCCCCTTATTCTTATAGCGACCCATCCAATGGGACTCAGTCTTAATATGCACCTCACCCTTGTCACCAGCCCATGGGTCAGTTCCCCGAAGGGTTTTCCCAAACGCCGCAACTGATACGGCCTCCACAAGCGAAGATTTGCCTGAGCCATTAACGCCTGTGATTAAAACAACGCCCTGTTCCGGCAGGTCAATAACTGTATCTTCATGCGCAGTGAAACCACGCATGTCAATTCTGAATACATTCACTTTCCACCAAGGCGTTTACGAGAATCAAAAACCGCATGCTCCTCAGCGGCATTTACTGTTGCGTTTGCGTTTTCAACTACATCAAATTCAACGATTTCCCACGAAGGCGGGACAAAGCCAGTATATTTTTCCACAGCGCGCAGGCTTTGAAGAAGATGCCCACGGCGCGCCCATAGACGTCCACCTTTTACAAACTTAGAGCTATAGCGCCCAGCCCAAAAAAGGCCACATGACGAATCGCGAATCTTCCAAACTTTCATTAGCCCTCTTTAGGCGTATCAAATTTTATAATGTTGTAACGTCAAGTTTAAATGGACTAGTTGATCAAGCTGTTGTTTATTTACGCGTGACAATTCAGCAAATTGCTTCTCAAGAACTAAAATACGCTTTGAAAGAACAATACACTGCCGGCACTCAACAGTGCCGGGTTGAATAGTTTTCTTTGGCATCAGCCACCTCCCACTAGATACTTACGCGCTCTTTCCACGATCCGCTCACGGCTGACACCATCAGGTATTGGCATCTCGGCAATGAACTGCGCGAGCGCCTCTTCCAGAGTCTCCGCCGAGCGAGCAGCGCTTGCCGCAGTGCGGGCGGCAGCCTGCTCTACAGTGCGGTCGGGCTCAACACACCCATCAACAATCCAGCCCTCTTCCTTTGCCCGCGCCAGCGTGGTGTATGCCTCACCGATCTCGCCGGGGGTGGCGGTGATACGCGCGAAGGTGCAAGTGGGCATCCGCTTCAGTGCCTGCTTCATGAACGCCTGCGTCGAAGAGAAAGTCAGGAAGCGTGGACCAGGGATCTCCACACGGCGCACACCCTCCTCGTCGTCCCAGATGATCAGGGACCCGTAGCCTTCGAGCCCAGGGTTGTCGAAGCCGGTAGGGCACAGCGTGCCGACCTGGTATAGCGTCGAGTTGTCGCAATCCCAGGTCGTAAAGGAATGCCAGTTGCCACTGAAAACCGCCTCAATCTCATACTTCTTGCAGAGCGTATCGAGCGTGCGGACGTGGATGGCGTCCATCGAATCCTTGAGCCACGCCGGCGTGTAGTCGTCGGCGAGCCCCAGGTGCAGCCCGAGAATGAGGCGCTTCGGCGTCCACGTAGTGCGATTGGACCCGAGCGCCTTCTCGATGGCATCTGGCAACCAATCACTCGCGGCGCCTGGCTGAAATGGGACGAGCAGCAACCCCACATCGGGGGCAATGACAAAGGCATCTGGTTTCTCGACAACGTCGCCAAATTCACGGAGGGGCCCTAACGTGTGGTCACCTGCTGCCGTAGATATCTGATCGTGGTTGCCCACGAGGAAATAATTGAACATCGATGAACCAAGCGTGTCCTGTACTGCCGCAATGACTTGTGGCTCAGGACGTTCGGTGTCGAAGAGATCGCCTAGGATTACGAACCCTTCGCAACCCTCTTCGACTGCCTTCTTGACCGCAGCACGAAGCGTTTCAACAATGAGTCGGCATCTTCGATTCAATCCCGATTCGACTGGCCCCCCGAATCTTTTGTGATTAGCACAATGTACGTCAGCTACAAACCCAATCCTCATCGTCGAGCCTTGGCAACAGCCAAACCCGCCCCCATCGCATCATAGATATGGCCTTTAGCGTTCTCGGCGGAGTTGCGTGCTGCATCTTCAGGCGTCTTACCGGCACCGCCTACGCCACCACCAAACCAAGCAACACAAGAATACTCACCTGGACACGGGTCACTTGGTCCATGCGGACCCCAAATTTCGAAACGAACCAAATCACCGGGGTGCCGCTCCACAGAACACTTAATGCAGTAACCAATCTCAGCGCGAGCCCACAGCAATTCATTGCGAAGACGACGCCGTTCTACCCACAAAATAACCGTACCGATAGAGCCAATAACTTGTAAAGTGAGCCAAACTCCCCAGAGTGTATCAATTCCGTGCACGACCACCCCCTACGCCAAAAAGCATTTCACTATCACGAATCTCGGCATTACCCCACATTCGTTCCGTCCCGCAAACGGCACATGAATAAATAAGTGCTTTCGGTAGCACAATGGACGTCACTTTACCGCTATGTCCATTTGTCCCATTTGGTTCGCTTGCCATCCCAGCGTAATGACTAAATGAATGGTCGGTAGCACGATTACATAACTCACATGGCAAAAGCGCTTCAATAGTCTCAGGAAACTTCTTCATCGCCATTCTTTCCTCCCAATCTGGTACGCGTGACTACGTCCTTCCAGCCTAGTTTTTCAATGGCTTCCAGATACGCCTTTTCGCCACGAGCGTTGTCCTTAATTAATTCCAGCTCTTTCGCCAAACGAATTGTTGACCAAACATTTTCCCAACCACCCGCATAATTCAATCTTGCAACACCTTCACGCATTTGTTCAGCGCATAGTTTATTTTTCTTTGCTGTGAACTTCACGTCGCGATGATCACGCTCAGGCTTATCGCCTTGGGTCAAATAAAGCCGCACCATCGAGGTAAATTTCGTTCCCTTACCACCAGGCGTCGTTACCTTCGATCCAAACATTACGCCAATGTTGTCACGGGTCTGGTTCACCACGAGCAACGCCAACCGCTTCTCGATACTGACACTATGTAACTTCTTACAGAAACGATGAATTAGTTTGGCGTTCCCAGCCATTAAAGCTCCAGCCGCCTCACCATCTAGCTCCTCTTTCGAAGCGGATGCAGCAAGTGAATCCCATGCCACGATGTTTGGTCCTGTGCCATCCGGAATGGACAACGCAGCCTCATACATCTGGTCAATCGCTTCTTCAATCGTTCTGGGCTGGAGGAAAATAAATCGGTCAAGATCTTCAATCCCAAACGTATTAGCGCGTTCCTGTTGCAAAGAGTGCTCGGTATCACAATAAACTGCAATGCCACCAAGCCTAATAGCATTTGCGCAGCAAGAAAGAGCGAAGGAAGTTTTTGCGGTTCCCTCATCTCCGAAGACCTCAACCATCTGCTTCACCGGAAGCCCACCAGCGCCAATCACGTAGCGGTCAACCACATCTATACCTGTTGAAATGAATTCAGTAACCTCTGACTTAGACGCACCCTTATCACCAATATTGATTGCAGTGCCAACACCGAATTTTTTGTTTAGTCTATCGCGTACAGCCGCCGCGTAATCTTTTGGCGACACGACCTATGCGTCCTCAAATTCACCGTCAACTGCGTCGTCTTCGGCCGTTCGCGAGGGGCGGCGCTCAGGCTGTCGCGCGAAGCTTTTGCTTTGCCGCATTGGGGTTTGCTCGTCATCCTCAACGCGTGCTTCTAGTGCTTCCTCAATCTCATGTGTCGGCTTGGTGACATCACCGAAACGAGATAGATCATTAAGTTGGTCTAGCCACTCGTCATTTCCAAGTGGACTAGACTTGCGAGAACCAGTCACAGTGTACTCGGTATCGTTCTTACCGGTACCTTTACGCTCGATGTAAATGTCAAAACCGGCTTCGGGGTCGGTAAAGTCATCACCGCCAACATCAGGGTCCGCCAACTGAAGCAATGAATCATGAATAGACTTACCAAACGCCAATACCTGAACGCCACGATCAGGACTCTTGCGATCAATCACATTTGCATAAACACGGCGCTTAGCATGAATTTGATAACCGTAGTCGCGATCAGCTTTGTTATTTGACCGCTTGAGCCCTTCTGCTACGGTGCAAGCCTTACAAGCTTCCTTCCGCATCATGCGCGGACAAGCAAACGTAAGTGCTTTGCCGCCGTCGGTCGGGATACGGTGCTCATAAACCTTGTACAATGGCTCATCCATGGTGGGAGACGCGGGCAAAAACCGTAAATGGTTTTTTCCGACACGCAACTTCGCAAACATTCCGCCGCCTTCGGCGTCTGACTCCTCTCGTGACTGCTTAATCTTTTCTGGTGTCCACGAACGATACTTTTGCAATCCTTTATTTTCACTCATTTTTCCCTCAATTTCTCTCGTTATTCTTCTGTTCTCATTGCACGACGTCCACGATGTAGCTCACGTAATTGTGGGTCACGTTCCATCTCTGCTCGAACATGCGCACCTAATTGAATCAGCATGTCGCGTTTAACGCGCAACGATTCAACAATACCAAATAGCCTTGCTCGTTCTGCGTCACTTTCAATCTCAATTAGCTTAGCCGCTACAAATTCAGGATGATTTACCACACGTGCCTCAACTTCATCAACAGTTCTTTTTCCACCAGTCTCACGAACTTCAATGAGGAGCCGAGCATAGGCCCGTTCACGATCAAATTTGGCACATAGAGCGCCCTTTGTTACTTCGCTCAGCTTATGAGACCAATACGCGAAATCCGCCGGGGCACGCTGAAACTCCTCGTCCAAGGCAAGCGGATCGATATCAGTAACATTGGCTATATCGCGGTCTTTACTCATTTTTATCCTCCGCTACAACTTAACCGACATTGATCCCCACGATGGACCAGCTTTGCAGTCAACCTCAAACGGGACATCCTGCACGCCTGGCGCTGGCCATCCGCACATAATGCTACGCACTGTTGATACGACTTCAGGCACGGCAGCCTTTTCTACCTCAAACAGCAATGCGTCATGAATGGCAGCAACGAGTTTCGCCGGGACCAAATCATCTTTAATCCAATTTACACAACGCACAAGAGAAAAAGCACAAAGGTCACTTGCAGTACCCTGTATTGGCGAATTAAATGAAGCATGTTCAGCACGCGAACGACGCTCGCCATCCTTACTAGCAATGTCAACAAGCGGACGGCGACGGAAACGTTTGCCATTCCAGTACGTCCAAGTTTCCCCAAACATCCGAGCCTCACGGCACGTTCGCTTCACCCATGCATCCAAAGCCTGAAATTTACCGAAAATGGCACGTTTTAGCTTTGCTGCATCTTCCACAGAAATTTTCAACATGGCAGCAATTTTCTCATCACTAGCACCATAGAGCGCTGCAAAATTTGTCGTCTTCGCATGAGTGCGCATTGCATCCGTCACGGCGTCCGGCTCAACACCCCATACCTGTCGAGACACCATACGAGCTGTCGCAAGATGGTAATCAACGCCATCTCGAAAAATTTGGGCCATTTGCTCATCACCAGATATGGACGCCGCAACACGCAACTCCAACGCTTTATAATCAAATTCGACTAAAAGATGTCCAGGAGGCGCAACAAAGCAATCACGCGCCATCTTACCCTCTACTGAATCAGATGCACGTGGAATATTTTGCAGGTTTGGTTCATGACAGCTCCACCGACCTGATCTCGCACCGTCGATACGGAAAGTTGGGTGAACCCGCCCATCGTCACGAATGTGGTTATCAATTGCCTCAGCATAGGTGCCCATTAGCTTGTTCAGCCGACGCCATTCCAACAAATCTGGAATAACAGGATGCTTATCTCCCATCGCCTTTAACGTCTCTTTATCCGTAGATGGCTGTCCCTTATCCGTAAACGAAGTCGGCTCTAGTTTGAGCACCTCAAAAAGGAGATGTGATACGTCCTTCGTTGAAGATGGATTAAAATCTTGGTATTGCTCAAATCGGCGTCTTAGCTCTGTAATTTTGGCCCCAAGATAACCTTGATAGTTATCAATCTGTTGACGGTCCGCTGCAATACCCCACGCCTCCATCTGTTCGGCGGCAGCAATAGACGGACGCATAACCATTTTCCACACTTGTGTTAATTCAGGAGGCTCACTTGCTAACCGCATACTAAGCACATCTGTAAGAAGATCGGTAGAAACCGAATCGCGCGCGTTGTAGCGATGGAGCAAGTCGGGCTCCAACAAACCATATGCCCACTGGCGGGGGTCTTCACCTAATCGAATCTGCGCCTGCACATGCGGCGGAAGCATCGAATCAGTAAGAGGGTCTGTCTCATCAGACCGCGACACCTTACGCATCTTTTTAACCGCAGCGTTAATGGCTTTTTCCGCCTCGCCCTTATGTCCACCCATCCCTACTTGCTCAGCCAGAACCGCGAGACCGGCTTCAGCATCAGGATCGACAATGCGGCGAACCAACATGGTATCAAATGTTATATTTTTAACCTCCACGCCTAGCCCAGCACGCACAGCCAACATATCAAACTTGATGTTTTGTCCTGACTTTGGCACAGCAGGATCGGCAAGAAGATCGGCAAGAATTCGCCCAGCTTTTCCTAAAAGTGCTGATTTATTCCATACATACGCGCCACGCTGACCGGCGCGAGTAGCCGCAATCGAAAGAAGTGAAAAGTCTTCGTTAAAAGGGCGGCCGCTCGTTTCACAATCGAAGGTTACACGACCTTGACGAAGATCGGCGACGGCGGATTGTGCATCCTTTTCATTTGTAATTGTTATTACATAACCATTCCATGGTGGATAATCCGGCTTGGCAGTTAATGCCCAGGCAAAATCTATTCGAAACCATTTCTGGAGAAAATTATTACGCAGTCCGACCGCCGGATGCAGCACTGTAAAAACTGGCACAGGAACCGGCAAAGATGTTAACCACCCATAACCATGTCGCGCGGACATAACCGGTATAACCCGGCCCAACACCGAATATGCAGCCCAACCGCCAAGTGTAATAATCCGACGTGGCCGCACATCCCTAATAATACCGGCTAAATAAGGACGACATTCCTCAACATCCGTCGCAAGAACACCACGGCCAGGAAAACACCTAACTGAGTGATCTAAAACAACCGGTCCTTTCCAGTGTGATTCAAGCAGCGGCCACAGTTCATCGCCTACTCGGCCAACAAATGGTTGTCCACGACTGTCCTCAAGCTGGCCCGGACCTTCCCCTACAATCAATAATGTTTCACCGGTTGTATCTGCACCCCGCACTACTGGACCAAGACACGGTGATTTAAGATTAGAACGTTGCGACAACGGACATCGCGTACACTTGGGATCCAAATCAAGTGGTACTTCACACTCAATTGGTGTCGGCTCAAACTCAGGATACAACGGTAACTTATTCACATTATTTACCAATTTTCAAATTGTACCCAGTAATCTATACTCGCTATCGGCTACCGCAACCGCCTCTATTGGAATCAGCCGCCTAACGATTGCGGCACACTCTTTAAGGGTTGCGGCTCTGGCGGCGGCATCAGCGACATAAGCGGCGGCATAAGCGGCGGCGTCGGCGGCATAAAAGGCGGCGAAGGCGGCATTGGCGGCGGTGTCGGCGGCATAAGCGGCGGCTCTGGTGGCATTGGCGGCGGCGTCGCCGGCGGCATTGGCGGCGGCGTCGGCGGCATTGGCGGCGTTGATGGCGGCTGCCTTTACTTCCTCAAAGCCTACTTCATTGCGGCACCACGCTTCTGCGGCCTCAATGGCCTTTAAGGGGCGGCTTTCGCCTTTGGGGACGTGCGGCAAAGCTAGCCGTGCACAGGCTGCCGCGGCTTGGACCACGAGGCGGCGGTCTATTCCTATTGTGGCGGCTTTCCGCAACATCCAATCGCCTCGATCACAGGCCGCCCATGCGGCAGCTGCGGGTACATTAAAAAAATAATCAAAGGAGAAATGAGAATTCATCAATCCACACAATGATGACAACGTCCGCGATTACTACCGCAAGCTATGCTTGAACCTCACCAATCAACACGCTTGCGATTCGTCGGACGCGAGTGTCCATATTGCTCAAGTCCACTGTCTTGAGAGCCGGCACTCGGTCTCGGAAATCCTTGCAAATCTTTACCAGCTCGTCCGGGTTTTTGGTCTGATCGAGGAGGATGCTCACTACATCGCGTAGTCCTTTTGCATTCTCCAAGACAGCCAAAGGGACAATATCTGTTTTTTGGATATTTTCAGTAGGGGCGGGCTTTAAATTTTCTGATGTCTCCACTGTTACCTTAACAGTTGGCTTATCCCGCTCTACTTCAACATGCCCGTTAGAACCATTCTTCTTAGCTAGAAAATCTACAGCGCTCGGCTCGGATGGCGCCACAATGACCGTAGCGGTTTTATTTTCGCATGGAAGAGCAGCCAATAAGCGCTCAACCTCGCCAGGAACAATACCGCTAATCGAAAGCGTACTTCCTGAAAATTCAAAACTCCGTTCTACACCAAACACATTAACAGAACCGGTCAACTCTTTCACTGTGAAAGTTGCCATCTTGGATCCTCCTTTAGTAAATTTTTCACGCCTTCATCACCGGCAAGAGCCCAAGCCGCCCGAACTGCGGCACATAACCCTAAATCGCTTTGCACGTATTCAATAATTCGACGCCTCTCGTCTGGCTTAAACATTTTATTTGAGGCAATTATTACAGCCCAACTCTCAGCCCAATCACGATCAATAAGTTGATGCCCAAAAAATGCTACCGGAGCTCGACGTAATTCAACCGTGGTAGTGCGTAAAATTTTTCCCCACCGGCCAACTGGCTCCCAACCAGCCGCAGTCAGTTCAGCAAACGACTGTTTGACTACCGCAGAATAAAATTTCATATCACATTGGCGAGACCGACCATTAGTATGCTTTTCCATGTTACGCGTCAAACCGCCACAGCGGCTACATTTCAGCATCGTGCATAAAAATGGTCTACGCATTACACACACTCTTTCGCTTCGTTCAAAAGCCACGTTTTATCCACTTCATCCGGATCAGTCTTTGGCGGAAGCCGTACAAAGCCTGCACGTTGTCCCATCAATTTCAGCTTCATTGAAAGCGCATAGCCTTCATAATGGGCATCTCCATCAAGAACAATGGCTACCGGCCTTTTCGCAACGGCGAGCGCATCGATCTGAAAATGGCTAGGCTTACCTAGCACGGCAACCGCATTCGGCCAAAGCGCAAGCGCATCAAATACACCCTCTACCACCATGACCGGCACATCCGTATCAACAAGGAGTGCTGAATGGTTATAAAGAACTTCACCACGTTGCATTCCCTTGGGATAAAGATATGGACGATCTGACTTTACCCAAGTGCGTCCAACATAACCCAGCCACTGTCGATCGGCCCCCAAAACAGGAATAATTACTCGACCGCCCCAAAAACCTGACAGAACAGCACCTATGCCAGCTTCGCCCCACATCGATTGGGGCAATTTTCTTGACCGAAGATAGCGGCGTGCTGGACCAGTTACTATAGCGCTATCCCCAGGGTATTCATAAAGAGGAAGAAACCCATCAGGCGGGTCAAATGCCTCAATCTCCTCACGTGTTGGTTCAGGCAATCGATTCAAATGATCGGGGACATGGCGTAATCTTCCAGCCACCCCACACTTGAAACAATGAAACTTGCCGACAGGAAGCAAAACGGCAAATGCCTGCTTCCTGTCGGGTTTTCCAGTACGCGCTTCACAAAATGGGCAGTTAGCTCGCGCCCAACCACCGCGCATCGGCAAGCGCGACCTGGCAAGTGCCTCCAAAACGATATCGTCGTTTTGCGCCACGCTAACTTTTACGAACTGCTAAACAACCTAGCGCCAACAACAAAACAAATGGACCATTTATAACAGCTGGCAAATTATGCGGTGCAACTACTACGTCCATGGCTGACACCGCAAGCGCCAAGCCGCCAATAATCTTTACCGTTGTTTTAATCTCCATTATTCACAGACTTGCATTGATGAGAAGATGCCGAAAGAAGCACAAATCCCAAAAACACCATCCCAGGTGTATTACCAGCAGCAAGCCAATTACCAAACCTAAAACCTGCAATTGCATCAGCAGTAGCGCCAACAATACAAACAACTCCAGTCAACCGCATAATCAAAGATGCAATCGTCATAGTTTTCTCCCATCAAGTTTAACGCCAACCATATCGGCCACGCGCTGTAGCAATTCTCGATTTCTCCCAATTTCATCCGACAAATAATTCATAGCAGCGCAGGTCGCAGCAGCGGAATCACCATTCAAAGAGGACAAAACCGTCCGCTCACCATCGCGCTCGTCCACAACAAAATAAAGGTCCCCATCAATACGCTTGTGAACTTCAATTTTGAATCGCGTCATCTCTTCCTCCACGGCTCAGGTCGACACGTCGCTACAATGCGACCATGCTCCCCATCCACCGGTAACGGGCCAACCTCACCATATGCCTGCTCGTTGCGGCGTTTTGGCACCCGAAAACTCACAATCCCTTCTTGTTTATCTTGCTCGGTTCGGACCAAAGTGACCACTAAATCTGGCGTCCGCACTTTATGCTTACTATCTGAAACATCATCAAGGTCGGGCTTTTTACTACGGGCACCACCACGCACCATCTGCGACGCAGTCCAAAGCCATCCATCCCGTTCGATGTTCATATCACGCAAGAAATCGTAAACGATCTCCATCTCTTCATAACCACGTCGTTGCGTTTCCAATTTAGATACAAGTTTATCGGCGTAATCAATAACGATTACCTTAGGCGAAAAACTATGCGCTGCCTCAACATCCTTAAGCCACCGGCGAACGCTAGCCGCCGTGGTCGCTTTAGGCGTCTGATAACTGACAATCAAATTTCCACGCTTGAGCATAGCCAACCTCCGCTCAGCTTCATCCGGATTACCCGCCAACTGTGTCTTAGTCATACCAACTAAATTAGAATAGATACGATTCTTCACATTGGCTTCGCCCAATTCCAGCGTCATGTACGCGCAATCATAACCGTGAAGCAATGCTTCAGCCGTAAGATGGCATAGGAAGAGCGACTTACCCGATCCCTCACCTCCAATGGCGCAACCCATAGAACCGCGTTCTAGACCGCCTTTGAGAAACTCATCCAGCTCTGGCACACCAGTTGGAAGCGGGTCTCGCATAATGCTCTCAGCACAAGCCTTAATATCCTCGGAACTTCCCTGCAGTAACTGCCCTAAAGTTCCTTTGCGCTTACCAAGCGCCGCAACCTTCTCAAACCGGTCGGCGGTCTCGTGAACGCCATTTCCCTTACCGAAATCATCAAACGCAGCCTGTAGCGCATCCTGTTGCAAGAAGCGCTGCACTACGGGAATAACGCCCTGCACGAGCGCGTCCACATCGTCTACACCGCCCAGGTCCTCGGCGAGGTCTACAAAATCGCTCGCCGCGTTCACGTCCTCCATGCGCAACTTGCCGTCGTGCACCAATGTACGCAGGTTTTGTAGTGCTAACGTCGCCGAAGGGCAACCCGCGCCCGTCTCACGAGCAACAGCCTGTGCGGCGCGCACAAGGTGGATCGCCTCTGCACTGGGCATTCGGTCGGGCTCCAGAGCGTGCCCCACCATGTCGTGAAAGCGCGGAATGCTGATTTCGGCTAAAACCACTTGTGATTCAAAGCGCTTATTGAATGGATACCGCTCCAGTTCCTTAGTTGCGCTCATGAATTCGTCCAAATGGCCTCAATGGAAGGCTTCATGGTGCCACGAATGCGCTTGAACGGACGGAAAGGTAGCCATGCGGCTCCCATGTTTTCGCACACCATAGTTTGTCCCTTTCGGGCCTTACACCATTCCGCCAAGTTTTGGTAGTCAATTTGGTCTGAACCAAAGACGTACATCTTTCCAGCAAGCTGATACGGTGGGTCAACAAACCAAGTCGCTTCAATGTTTGGCGAATCGTGGTACGAGCCCTCAATCACGCGCCAATGGCGAACACACCCAACCTGAGATGCGATCTTCTCCCGCTTGTGCGGCCAGCCATGATACGGACGGTTCGACCATGGCGTCAGATACCTGCCGGGCTTCACATCTGCCTGGTTCATGTTGAACCCCACGAGCCAACGCGCTTCTTGCGGAACCCACGAAGGTAAATCATCCACATGAGTAACAGGTGGAATGTCCATAATTTCTTGCGGCTTTGCGGAAATGAGGTAACGCCACACGCCAACAATGACAGGGTTTTTCTCTATGAGAATCACGTTACGATTCCAATAGCGCAGCGAGTAACCGGCAGCGCCCGCAAACGGTTCTACGATTGTCTGATAAGCAGGAAGGGGATAATGTGGTGCGATGCGGTACTTACCGCCAAAGTAGTTCCAAAAGGTCGTCACGTTTCCGACGCGCCCGCCCACTTGTGCCATTATGCGTCCTTTGGTGTGCATTATGCGTCCTTTGGTGTGTAGTACTCAATACGAATATTCTCCTCGCGCATAAGGTCATCAACCTTTGCTTCAATGTCTCGGTATCCTTGTTCTATAACTGCTGCGCGAAGTTTCGCCCACGCCCTAAATTTTGGACTATTAATCAATCTTTGGAGGGCCAATTTCTTATTTTGTGATTGCATACGCTCATCCCGCGCTTCCCCAACCACCAGCACGAAAAAATTGAACGTCTAAATCTTTTTTAGTAACAACAAAAAGAGGTTGACCGCGTGTCACTGGCGTCCTCCATTTCGGATACGCGGAAAACATGCGATGGGATCGGCAAAACCGATGCGAATTTCTTCAGCACGAACATCGGCGTACCATTGCGGAAATCCTCGGTAAAAAACATCGGCGTCAGTCGCACCGCGTGCCCGCAAAAGCGCTTCTCGTCGACGGTACATTGCCTCAAGATGCTTTTGCGTCGGTTCGTACTTTAGGCCACCGGTCTCGTCAGTTTTTCGAAACCAACCTAGCCGCTTACGGAGGGTGCTCGCCGAGAAAAGAATCGCAACTGGTGGTGGCTTATCGGGATAGTGATGCTTAAGTTTCGGCATCCACCATAGCGCCCATGCAAGTGGCGGAATTTCCTCCTCAACAAGAACTTCAGCGGCTGCCGCAAGTCGGGGGTATGTTTTCATGCGTAAGGGGTTTCCCCAAGGATGACATCGGGTACCATAGATTTCGTGTACGGCGGAGTTGTAGGCCGCTAGCATTCCCCTGACGCGAACTGGGGGCGGAGTAGTCCCAAAGATAACTTGATGACAAGTCGAAATGAGGGGGGCAGATTCCATAGGCGGCAAACTTGATTCGAAGCCTGGGGGCGGGCTCGGAGCCAAGTTGCAATTACCTGGGAGGACAGTTCCTAACTTTCCTGCCGACTCTGAAGAGCAATGCTTAAGATCCGAAATCGAGTCTTTGAGATTTCGCGTTTCGAACGTAGTTCGAAACGGAATGGGAAGAGACTGATTAGTAGTAATACCTAAATTGGGACAGTTTGACCCCCCATTTTGAAAATCTCGTATTGGGACAGTTTGACTCGTAACTTGATTTCGTTTTCCGCCTCTTCCAGGGAGTAGGGCCACCGCTCCGAGAACGTCCTGTGGTAATCTAGGATACGGATATAAAACTTTGTAACGCTTAAATTTTCTGCTAACCAGTGCGCCGTCTCGTTCAACTTGACGTACGTCTGCTAGTTGTTCGATGATTCCGACGTTTTGTAGTCGGTTTAGCCAGCGCAGTAAGGACCGGCGATTCAGGCCGTTGTCATCATGACGTTGGCCGAGTTCACGTGTGATAACGATATTTACCGTGCTGATTAAATACCCGTTACTTATGTATTTCCATTTGTTGCGAACCCCGGCTAATCCTAACGCTCGCCATACCTGAACTGCTCTGGTCCCAAGTTTGCGTTCTTCTTTTGCTGTTAGCGTGCGCTGATCGTTTTCAATCCGTGTTCTGCGTTTTAGCCAGACAGACATGAGAACCTTTCTTTACTCATCTAAACGGGGAAATTTATGGCTCTATTACCGTTTCGAAACCCTCACCTGCGTAAGCTTTTAGTCTTTCTCGTGTGTGCCTTTCCAGCCATTTGTTTCCCCTGTCGGCAATGTCATATACTTCAAACTCATCTTTGCCTTGCGCCATACGCATTCCGCGACCGATTCGTTGTAGTGCCGCGATAACACTTTGGCCGCCGCTAGCAATCACCACACTTTGAAGCGCTGGGATATCGATACCTTCTTGAAATATTACGGAACAGATGAGTACTTCGATGTCGCCGCGGATAAGTTTATGCACCGCGGCACGCCGGCGGTCGGTTGAATCAGATCCCCACACGAAATCGCATGGGATGCCAACCTGTTGAAACACCTTTGCGAGTCCTTTACCGTGCGCAATTTCTTTAACAAAAACGAGGCAGGGTTTGGCCGAACGGCGAACCGCCTGAAGAACTACTTTGTTGCGGGGCACACTACGCACAATACACTCACCGTAGACGCCTTGCCAGGTTGGCCGTATCGATGTTTGCGTTACCGTGAGCATCCGAATTTTCGGACGAGCTAAAACCCCAGCTTGAATCAGAACTTCCGGGCGAATGCGATAAATTACAGGCCCGGTTGCGGCTATCGTAAGTAGACTGCGCCGGTCACCACGCGCTAAGGGTGTGCCGCTAAGCCCGATTCGATAATACGCGTTGATGCTCATAGCTACTTTCCAAAACGAATCGGCGGGCAGGGTATGCGCTTCGTCGACTATGAGGCCGCCAATGTTGGCTAAAAGAAATTTTGCTTCAGGCTGCATTAGCCGGGCGTGGAGCGTTTGGAATGTGGCGACAGTGAAACGGTCCCTTGGTTCCCAAACGCCGTCTCCAATGCGACCTGCGTGCGTTTGGCAGCGAGTTTCATAACGCTCAGCGGCTTGCTTCATCAAGGAAGACCGATGGACCAGAAATAACCATTTGCATGGCAATGATTTAGTAAGCGCAATTGCAATTTCTGTTTTGCCACTACCCGTCGGACACCAAAGAATTCCGCGTCCGCGATTTAAAACTCGGTTAACCGCATCTTGTTGGTAATCTCGAAGCCATCCTAGATCAGCAGTCAGGTCAAGATGGCAAGGAGGTTGACGGTGGTCAACAAGCTCGATTTGGATACCTTCTGGTATTGCGGCTTTTTTTACCATCGGAACGAAACCAGACGGGAAGGTATCGTTTAATACGTTATACATACGGACATATCCGTCTCCATGTCCATGGAAACGCGCACGTGGGTCTTCAAAAGAAAGGTACCCACGGAGCCAAGTCTTTTCTTCTTCGGTTGCCCGAAGCACTTTGGTACGAAGATTGGAAATGTCTAACCACATAATAGTCTTAATTCTGCTTGTACATCTGGCGGCAAACTATTGAAAAAAGTTGTGATAGATCGCCACGGTTTATGACGCAGCATGCCCGATCCGATACACTCGAAGTAATACGTATCGTTTTCGGTTGGGAATAAATGTACCGAGCGTAAAATTGTGTCATTTCCACATACAGGACATTTAAATGGCATTCGCTACTCCAAGCCGCCAAGCGCTATCGGCTACCGCAACCGCCTCTATTGGAATCAGCCGCCTAACGATTGCGGCACACTCTTTAAGGGTTGCGGCTCTGGCGGCATCAGCGGCGTCGGCGGCATAAGCGGCGTCGGCGGCATAAGCGGCGGCATCAGCGGCGTCGGCGGCAGCATAAGCGGCGGCTCTGGCGGCATCAGCGGCGTTGGCGGCGGCAGTATCAACGGCAGCATTGGCGGCATCGGCGGCATAAGCGGCTCTGGCGGCATAGGCGGCGGCATAGGCGGCATCAGCGGCGGCATAAGCGGCTCTGGCGGCATAGGCGGCATCAGCGGCGGCATAAGCGGCGTTGGCGGCAGCATAGGAGGCTTTGGCGGCTGCCTTTACCTGTTCTAGAGTAGCCTCGTTGCGGCACCAGGCTTCTGCGGCCTCAATGGCCTTTAAGGGGCGGCTTTCGCCTTTGGGGACGTGCGGCAGAGCTAGCCGTGCACAGGCTGCCGCGGCTTGGACCACGAGGCGGCGGTCTATTCCTATTGTGGCGGCTTTCCGCAACATCCAATCGCCTCGGTCACAGGCCGCCCATGCAGTTTTAGCTGGTTGCAATAACCAGTCATTATAATAAGGTTGAGCCATTTTTGTTTTTCCCTTTGCCATTCAGTTTATTGCCAAACCGTATTCGTGTGTCTATCGCCAGTTGCTCTGTGAGCAAATCCACCAGTTCGTGTATATGTTCTGCACGAACAAAACGAATACTGGTTCGCGCTTCATCAACGAGCCAGAGATAAAGCACACCCGAGATGCTGGACCGCCACGTCCGGCACACCGTAAGGCCGTATTTCGCACAGACTTCGCCCGCATCTCGTTCGGTCATATCACGCCTCCAGGTAAAAAATTTGTGCCGTCTTAGCTTGCGTCACTATCGTCTTCTTCCCCTTCAAGAAGTGTGTATAGTGCGTCCCCGAGAGAAACTTGTGTATCTTTTGCAGCACGCTTAAGTTTCCGTTTAACTGTTCGCATTTCATCGAACGAGGTAAATTCAATTTCCAACACGTGCATTGTGGCGGCTTTAACTTCTTCCTCGCCGATCGAAGCAGAAGCCAATACGTCTTCTTCAGACGTACCGCGTAGGGAAGACAAAAGGTCTTCAATCTCATCAGGAGTGAAGCCAGTTGTGTAGGTGAGATAATCAGTAGGCATCCCGGCATCTGTCAGCTCCGACAGAATAGCAGCAACCTTTGCTAAATCGAGATCGCCGCGTAGTTTATTCATACCGATTTGTACTGCCTTTGCACCCTGTGCCTTATCGAAATCTTTGATGAGCGCTGGTACGGTTTCCATTCCGATCTCGCGAGCTGCTCTCGCACGATGATGACCATCCACAATGACCCAGCGTTTGTCGGTGAAGCTAATTAGAATGGGTTGAAGAAAGCCGTTCACACGGATGCTCTCTACGAGCATTTTAAAATGCTCGTCATCCATTTTATTAGGATTATCTGGTTGCTCCTCCAGTTTATGGAGTGGTACGTCAATGTATTCACAGGTCATTTTGACTCCTTGCTTAGCTGCTGAATACGCGAATCCTTAGCAAGTACGCGTTTAACGCGTTTCAGTGAGCGATAGACAACATCTACCGGAATACCGATAGCGTCAGCAACTTCTTTTGGTTTGTGTCCGGATAGTACTGAAAGACCAAGTGTGCGGTCAGTCGGGGATAGTTTTGCCGTAGACTCGTTGACGAACATAGCTATCTGTTTGCGAAGTAGTTTTATCCCAACAGCTTCATCAATGGATTCGGTTATGCTTTGACGACTAATAAAACCCTCGAAGCGCATAATATTCTGGTCAACTTCTGAGGGGGAATTAAATTTATTCGCTAGAGGATTGAGGCTAATGGAACAAACTGTCTCATTGGCGACTTTAAAGTCGTACCAGCGAATCGTTACTGGGCAACGGCGTTTCCAAAGTTGCTTCGAAAGATGTAAAAAGGCTGCACGCCACAAGTATGGTCCAGGTTTTCCCTTTGCCGGATTAAATCGTCGGGACGCACTGAGTAAACCAATCCAAGCATCTTGTTTCATTTCACGCTCGTCAGCGTGCACGCCTCGTTTGCGGAAGTATGTTACTACTGAACCAACCAAACGTTCTGTCTCTTCAAAAGGGAGGAGTGCCATTATTTTCCTCCTAAACGTAATTCTGCTTCACGAATCTCCGCTGATGGTCCTTTAGAATATTCGTTAACTTTCACCCAACTTGGTTCCAAGCCACCCGCCATTTCGAGACGCCGCCATTCATCAGTCTGAGTTTCTAATTCCACGAGAAGAGTATCTTGGGATATTCGGCATGACCGAATAATAGAAGTTTCCCGCTCGCGGTACCATTGTCTGACGCTTAGAGGGTGGTTACGAATCCATTCCATTGTTTTGTTTAAGAGGTCTTCGTAGTAGACGTTCACACTACTGCCTCTTCATTGCCTGTCGTTATAAGTGCGGCCGCTGCGATGTCAGCCTGAAGGCGTTGAAGACGTTCTTGAAGAGCATCAAGTCCCTGCCCGAGAAGTGCTTCGTAAGAAGCAACCTTTTTACTCATTTTGGAGCAGCGTTCTGCGCGCGTTTTAATCGCTCGCCCGCTTAGCTTATCTAGTTCTGCCTCAATGCCTTTTGCCTCTTCCTCTGCCTCGCGTGTGATTGCGTTGACGATAGCGGCAACTGTCTCTTCCGAGTGCATTGCCGGCACTTCGTACATAACGTGTTCAGATGCCGTACGAATTGCAGCAACGTAAGTGCGCCACTCGTTTAATCGATGGCGCGGGATGAAGTATACGCCCCCACCTTCGCGCAGAGAAAGTGAATCCAAACGCTGAATAAGTTTGGTTAGCCAGTAGCTCACGTCATTGTGGTTAAGTGACGCCTTTTCACGCTCGAAACGGACTTGGGCATTGATTTGGATAAACGTGCCCGCGTCGCTGAGAAGGTCATCGCCTGGCGCCTCCACGACCAGCTCGTCTGCGGCGTCAAGTTTCAGGTTGCAGACTTGGGCGTAATTGAGTTTACCCGCTGTGCCGATCTCGTCCACGATCGCCCAGCCGCCGCGGTTAGGAAGCTGGCGGACTAGTCGACGGATGTCCTTGTAGGACATCGCAGTGCGGTTAAGCGCCACTCGATTTGAGGTTGGATTAGGCAACAACTTTTCATCTAGGTTTTGGGTGCTCCACGCGATACTCAAGTCAGTCAGGTTAATGTCGCCTCTTAGATGCCACAGCACGATTGCTCCGGCTTCCTCCATCTGTTCTGTGACTGCGACTATTTTTGCCATTGCTGTCATTTTTTTCTCCTAGTGAATCATCCCGCCGGCGCTTGGCATTTTTGTAATTTCTCGAAGTTCGTTGTCGGTTGCAGTGATTTTTGCGGTCGCAATGAGTGCAAGTCCAAGCGATTCGTGGACTTGTGGGGATGGTGATTTTTGGTCTCTAAAAAGTTTGGGACAAAGCGCGCACTGTACAGAAACCCCAAGATGCGGATCTGCGTCGATTGATTGTAATACGGTTACCCGCGCTTGTTCATCTACTGTGACTCGCCATACATGCTTTCCAAGCCAGCAAGCGATAATAGTCCGCCAGGTTTTTTTGATCGGCGCTTTTGCTTCTTCGTTTGTTTGCTCAACTAATGTTTCAATATTGAGCTGTACTTGCATTACTTTTCCAGCGCTCATTGTGAATCCTTTTTGGTATCCGAATCGAGTTCAATTACTTTCCCCCAATTGCATGGGCGTTGTTTATATGGACCAACAAGCAGCCAGATAACCTTCATTGAGGCGGGAGCTGTCTGTGGAGCAGGACCGCACCCATCTGTAACGAAAACGATTACGTCAGGACGAGGATTAGCGCGGCTGAGATGTTCAAAGGCTGGTCGAAAATCCGTACCGCCGCCTCCTTTGAGGTTTTCTGCCATTTCTTTCCACCGGCGCACCTGGCGAAATGTATGTATATCCGAATCGATTGAAATAAAAGTGATCTGTGCCCCGACTGCCGTGATCACACCTTGACCTTCGCGCAGGGCCATTTCCATTTCGCCAGAGCCCATTGAACCGGATGTGTCGATCACGAAAGCAACTTTAGGAATTGGAGAACGCATAACCGGAAGAATCGGACGACCGGTACCGTAACCTAGAGCTCCTTGGCGTCGCGTAGGACGATCATAACGGTAATCGACAGCACCTGGTCGATAGGCGATAGCCGCACGGCATTCACGAGCTAGTTCATCTTGCCAACGTACCTTGGCCGGTTGGAGATATTCGCCAGCCCACCGCAACCATCCTCCTGGGACGGTACCACGGCTTTTTTGTGCCTCATCGCGAATTGCCTCAGCGGTTTCGTGCCGCACCCGCTTAATTTCCGCCTCACTACGCCCTTCTTTCGCTTCAGCGGAACCATCTTTTGGTTCACCGTTAACAGGATTACCGCCAGCAGAGCCGCATTTACCGGCTCCAAGGCGTCCTCCCACTTGATTCTTTTTCAATGCGTTGGGGAGATGTTGATAATACTCTTCTGCGGTCAAACCATCTTTACAACCAAAACATGCGGGAAGAAGGACATATTTATTGTCTGGATTTTTTTCGTCACCGGGTTTGTACCAAGCAAATGGAAGTTCCCAACCCCCCTCTTTGAGGTCGTCATTAATTTCGGCATCTGTCGCCATGTTCCATCCTAGATTGTCCGTGGGCGCGAATTTTTTACCGCGCGTTGTATGATCCCGAAGCAGATGTCCAACTTCGTGAATTAAAGCCCCAGCAATCTGTGTCACGGTCCACTGTCCAAGTACTTCTGGGTCCCAAAGTAGTACGCCATGTTCAGTAACAGCAATTGTTCCTAACCCATCAACCGTGCGAGGCATTAAAGAAAAAAGCGCTGCTCTGAAATACGGCGCTTTTTCTTTCGCCATTAACCGACCAGCAGCAAGTTTTTCTCTCGGCGTCATTGCGGTACAACTCCTGCCGCTGCGAGTATCGGATTGAGTTTCATGAGTACATTTCGTGCTTCAGGCATAGTGGCTAAACGTGACTTAACTAACGTACGCGCTGCAGGAACAATCACATCAGCGGCATCGCTGGCAACGTCATCTAGTAAGGTCCAAAGTTTTATGGCGCGAGGATTGCGTTTCTCGGCATTGCTCGGGGCAACAAGCGCAGCACAAGCCGAAAATATCGCAAGGGTCCGGTCAAGGCGCTTTTCTTCGTGGCGAAACTTAACCTTACCGTCTAGTAGCTCACCGGGATCAGGGAGATCTGTTTTTTCGCGCCAGCCGAAAAATTCTGAGGCTGTGCCAGCCCCCACAAACGCGCTTACGAATTCCTCCTCCTCGACTTGTGACAATTCGTGTACGCTGGCGGATGCAAGCGCACGGGTTGCCATTTCCCAAGTACGTGGACTGGGCCATGCGCGCGATGCTTCGGGATTGCCAAGTTTTGGCATTGCATGCAGATGGCTTGGACGACGGCGAATATAACTGGTTACGAGACCCTTGGCGATAGCGTGTGGATTATTCCAACATTTTAGAACACGCTCTTCTTCGTCGCCAGCATCAAATTTGCTGTCTCCATTACTGCCCCCAGTCAGCAGCCAGTCGCTCCAGGAATCAACATCGGGGTTCTCCCATCGAATATGACCAAAACGATTTGCCAAAGGGGGGGCAAGGTCCCAACCACCAGCAGCCTCATATGTGGCATTCTGAGCGGCAATAAAACGAATACCAGATGGTAGCACAAGGTCACCGACAGCCCCGTCAAGTACGACGCGAAGCGTAGCGGCTTGGACTGCTGGAGGGGCGGTGTTCAACTCGTCCAAGAATGCGACGCCGCGCTTGGCTTTACGCAAGCGGTCAGCCCAGCTTGGCGCAGCATAACGCATCGTACCATCCTCGTTTGGGATTGGTAGCCCGAGGAAGTCTGCCGGCTCGCGAAGGCTAGCAATAACCACTTCGATCGAAAGGCCATGATCCTGCGCGAGTTGATAAACCCGCGAGGTTTTTGCAGTACCTGGCTTCCCTTCGAGAAGAAGTGGTAATCCCCACCGACCATTCAAGCCGGGTGTGAAGATTGCTGCTTTGAGGATCTTATCATGCATTACCGTTGCTCCATTCTGTTAGAGTTTCGCGCACGGTCCATGGTTTTCGTGATCATCTTGGCTCGCGCCTCTTGCATGGTTTTCGTTGTCGATGTGGTTCGCGTTCTCGGTCTGGTTTTCGCGTTTCCCACGGCAAAAGTCTTTGAAAAATGGTGTCCATTGTGCAGCGCCGCGTGACGCTAATACAACGCCAAGCATAGGTACCCCGCCCATATAGCGGTACACTCGAATGATTTCTTTGGTAAAGTCAGTTGCCTCTTGGATTGCCACGACTCGCCCAATGGACACCGTCTGGAAAAATGGTGCAAGCGCTTGCTTCAACCCGAAGGGGTAGTTGCGAGCGCGTGTCTCCAGCTCCTGAGCGTCGTCTGCGTTGCGCCCATATGAGACGAAGACGGCAAGCACTCCGATCTTTGGCGCCAGCTTGCGCACGGTCCATAGTGTGTCTGATCCAACGACCTTGCAGAAGTCGAGATTGGCAAAGTCGAAGCGCTCACGTCCGAATGCGTCGGTAACGTTGCCAAGATAGACGCGCTCGGCGCCGGCTTCGGCCGCCGCGCCAAGGTTTGCTTGCGCGGTTGGTCCGATATCAGCCGCTGTGATTTGTGGGCGCTTCAGCGAACGCCGGGCGCAGCTAATTTCCTCAGCGGGCTCGGGGCCAGCAAGCATGAGCACCTTCGGGTGCCGCTTAGTAATCAGCGTGCTGGCGTTGCGGTAGAGGTCTTCGCGGACCGCCCGCTTCGCCGCGGTGATTTTGGTAAAGGCGCTCATAGCGCCGCCTCGTTGGTTTTCGCGGTGGTTGTGGCTCGCGCGACTGTGGTGGTTGGTGTAGCGGTTATGGCTTGCGTATCCCCGGTGGTTTTCGTCATTGTTATGGCTAGCGCCTCTTCGTTGGTTTTCGTCTTTCCCGTGGCTCGCATCTTCATTTCCTTATGCCGCGTGCCTGTGACCGAGGTACTGCTCCTGGTACGACTCACGAATCGGAAGCCCTTCGAATGCCCGCCACTTCAGCCAGATGTCCAATAAAACCATCTTGACCATGTAGCGAAGCGCCGCGTTGTGCCGATGCCCATCGGACTGACCCCATCCGGCGCTCGCCTTGCGGTTCTTGTAGTTGTCGTAGAGCCTGCGCCACTCTGTGCGAGTGTCTTCGCCTGTTTCCTCATTGATCTTGCCGCCTGCCTTGAGGAGGCAGGTCCCGAGTACGCCGATGAGTTTCGTGCGGAGGAAGGCGTTGTAATGTAGCGCTTCACCTGAGGTGGGACGCTCAGCGCGACCGCTATCTACGAGTACAGACGTTGGTGCGACACTGCCTGCATGTGGGCATTTGATCTTCGCCTGCTTCGTGACGAAGTTGCCCTCGTCATCCTTCGCTTTGACGGCGCGTGCCTTCGGGTGCTCACCGTCTTCCTCGACGACGGTCCAGCACACCGAGCACCGTTTGCACGGCATCGGCGCGAGCCCAGCAAACCGCCACATCTTGGACGGTGTGGTCTCTCGCGCTATGTCGAACTCGGAGAGTATGACGGCGGCGGATGCCACACCCAAGCCTCTATACTTGTCTTTGATATGCTGATTGTAGAACGGAATGGTGTATAGATGCTTCTCCACATCCTCTAGGCACGTTTTTTCTAGGTTGCTGAGACTGTCGAGACGACCGTTGAGTGTCGCTTTGTCCTCGGAGCGTAGTTCGATCGTTGTCGCACGCGCCTTCTTACCTCCGTCTAGTTTTTTGTCCGAACGCCCACTAATCTGCATTCGGAGGAGTTGCACGTCGTAGAACATGCGCGTCTTTGCCTTAAGGGCGAGGCGCGATGGTGAGATCGCGTGTTTATCTTGGCTGTGGCTCGCGTTGCTGGGCTGGTTTTCGCTGTTGGTTTGACTGTTCTTGGACATTGTTATGATTTCCTTTGCCTTTTTGTTGGTTATGACCCCACCATGACACCGCGGCAGCAGCGTTGTGGAACTTCAATAAAATTCGGACCATTTTGGAGCGTCAACATTTGTTCACCGTCATCCCGGATACGAATCGAAACCGCCTCCCACAGACCCGAAATGGCGCGGCCATTCGAATCGAAGCAGTTCTCAACACAGACCATTGCAATAGGTTGCGTATTGCGACGCTTACGCGTTTTGGGGGTTACTGGCTTGGTCGGTGCGGCTAGCGTAGAATGAATTGCGCGATTAGATACGGGTGTAGGTTCAGAAACCGGCAATGGAACCTTACGAATTACACCAAGAGGTAGCGTCGTCGTGGTTCGGCGCGTCATTTGCGCACCACCTTGCGGGTAAAGAGATCAGCCAAACATTCACTTGCCGCCTTACCAACTCGGTCAGGATGGACTTTGGTCCGTGCGGTCATGGTTTTCCCGTTCAGCCGCAGTTTGACGTCAACCAGCATATTAGGCTGTGGAATTCTGACGATGGTGATGGCGCCGCCGTTCTTCATTTTTAATGAATCTCCTTGTACGTTGTTGCAACTTGCGCTTCGGTGTCAGCGAACAGCTCTTCAGCTTCCCAGAGGCTGCCAACTTGGAGCTCAGTTGCGTGTCCATCAACGTATGCACACCACGTGCCATGCTTGGGGCGAAGTTCGATTTTGCAACCAGCAACCGTATACCAGCGACTTGTTCTCATGATTTGATAATACTGCACGTGTCGTGCCAGGCAGGGGCAATGGTATTTCGAGCATTTACAGTGTGAAATAAGTTACATATGGACCAAAAATGTCACTACGTAGTGCAAAAATTGTCACCTTTATTTGCTTAGCTTGCGGTACTGGCGTGAAGAAAATTGGCAAGGCAAGAGGGTAATGAATAACCCTAAAATCTACAAAACCAGCCGCGGTACGCAGTATTTCTGCGAACCGGGTATCGCGCTTATCTCTGCTCCTACCTTTAATTTACGAGAGGTTGACAATTTTTGCGAAAGCTTTGGTGGCGCCTTTGATAACTACACCGATGACCCGTGCCCTCGCGGTTGTGCGGCTGGTCTGATCAAGTTCGCTGGGCAGGTGTGCTATCTGTCCCTCGGCGAGAAGCGCACCATGAACGCCGACGCCGCGCGGTACTTCGATAACATCCTCTCAAGCGGGCACGGGTCTGTTCTGGAGCACGCGACATTCTCGTTTCTACTATGGGGGATTTCGCGTTCGCTCACGCACGAACTGGTTCGCCATCGCACCGGCACCGCGTTCAGTCAGGTTTCGCAGCGCTACGTAAACAATTCTGTTCTTCGCTTCGTAGAGCGCCCCGAGTGGCAAACCTGCCCCGATCTCCACGCCGCCTTCGTGAAACGTATTGACGAAGCGGCGTACCTGTATGAAACGCTCACTTGCACGCTGCTCGCGCGGTTGCCAGAAGGCGGTACGAATAGAGATCGTCGTAAGGCGGTTCAGCAGGCCTCACGCAGTTTGCTTCCAAACGAAACGGAAGCCCCAATGGTGTTTTCCGCCAACGTGCGCGCTCTACGCCACATCATTGAGATGCGTGGCAGCAAGCACGCTGAGCCAGAAATTCGCCTGCTTGCACACCGATTGCTTATGCTGATGAAGAATGTAGAACCGCTGCTTTTTGCTGACTATTCTATCGATAATGGAGATGTTTTGACCAATTGGAGAAAGGTATGATCAAAAGGACTATTGAAAAAATGACAGTTTACGCAATTCAGTGCCCATCTTGTCATGACACAATCTATAGCCGCGCTCGGCATGACTGCCATCCGTGCTCGTGCGGCGCCGTCTCCATCGATGGGGGGTTAGCATATACTCGTGTCCTCTGGGACGAGAAGAAACTCGGCGGTAGTGGGCTCCCTCCTATTGATCGCGTCGTCATTGGCGCCACGCCGAAGCAGCTTTGGGAGGACTGGAACTCAGGCAAAGACAAATTCGGCTGGATCAAGGAAGCAAAGATAAAGGCGAAGCGTCCACGACGCGGGTGTAGAAAGCCATCGTGATGGTTCATGTCCCATCTAAGACGACACTCAAGAAGTACGGGCTGACCGAAGCTCGCTGGCGCACGATGTTGAAGCGACAAGATGGGGTCTGCTTCGTGTGTCAAAGGCTTCCCCCAAGTGCCCGTCTCTGTGTGGATCATGAGCACGTCAGGGGGTGGAAACGTATGCCTGACACTGAGCGACGACGTTTCATCAGAGGATTGCTGTGTAACTATTGCAATTACAGACTTCTCCCAAAGGGTGTCACGCTGGACCGTTCCCGGCGAGTCGTCCTCTATCTCGAACGCTATGAAGCGCGGCGCCCGTGCCGATGATAATCGCGCGTATTTCAGACGCACAGCGGCACTACTGGCTCCTACGTGAATGGCTGCCGGTATGGCCTGATCGGAGAAAAGTGTGACACCGACAGAAAAAGCAAATGCAGCATTTGATACCTATTGCGCACTAGACGCCCCACATACGCCTTATGGCCCGCATCCTTTGAGTGTGACTCAAGTGCAACTTTCCCGATGGCAGATTCGCAATTTTGGATCCCAAAGCGACGAATGTATCGCACTTGGGGCAGCTGAAGAAGTCGGTGAATTGGCTCACGCGGTGCTGAAGCATGTCCAAAAGATTCGTGGGATGGGGAATAAAGAGGCGTATAGAGCAGCAGCCGGTGACGCCATTGCTGACACGGTTGTGTATCTCGTGCAACTCTGTACATCTTTGCGTTTGGATTTCGGTACCCTATTTGAAGAGACCGCACGACAAGTCATGATGCGGGATTGGAAGGCAAATAAGGAAACTGGAGGCGAAGGATGATTAGGAAAGCGTTTTATACTGAAGATACAGACCACTATCAACTATGTATTTTGGGCGACTATAATGATGCATTGCGTATTTCACTTGTCCTTCCTGAACCGCATGTAAATAATAAGGAACTAGAAGTAGACATCGTTGATTATATTACTTTAGACCAGGAATCAGAGGAGGGTTTGCGGACTTTCTTGAATGACCGAGCACTAGAACGCGCACAGCAACCGCAAACAGAAAGAACTAAATAAATGCCAAACAAGATTACGAAAGATGGAACAACGATTACATCGCCGCGTGGTAAATACATCGTATTCGAGGGAATTGATGGGGGTGGGAAAAGCACCCTTACCAGAGCATTGGTGAGCACGCTTAAAGATTTGAAAATCCCAGCGGTTGTGCTTCCATTCCCATCGCATCAAGGGGCGGTCGGAAAACTAATTCGTGATATATTTGCAGGACGCGCAAATGTAAATGTCTATGCGATTCAGCATTTGATGGTGGCGGATCAAATTGATCATGAAGAACAAATCGAAGAGCTACTCGATAAGGGAGTCAATGTTATTCTCGACCGGCATGCTGCAATTTCAGCATTTGTGTATGGTGCGGAAGACCATACCGTTGAGGAGTTATTCGATGTCGTGCAGCCATCACGTTTTATGAAGCCCGATCTAACTTTCGTGGTGGACGTACCGCCAGATGTTGCTCTAATGAGGCGTAAGGGTCGTGGGGAAGCCAATCCTTTTTTCGAAAATGACGATGTAGAACGCCTTGTTAGGCTACGTCAACGATACATGGCGCATGTATTGACGCACGACGAAGCCCTAGCTATCGATGGGACCAAATCTACTATCGCGCAGGTCGAAGAAATCGTTGCTCGGTTGTTTAGCTAGTACGCGGCCATCCCTTACTAGTACCTAGAAAAATGGTGTATTTTACACCATACTGCACCCCCCCATTTTTTGGGGACGCTGGGATACCAAGTGTCCTGGCAAGGGCAATAGAACCTTCCCCCCACTTCCCATGGGGTCCGACGTCTGCGACCACTGCCCCGCACGACTTGTTGCGATACTCCACGAGACAAACATCCCCTAGCCGTGCACCCTGCTTAAGGCATTCTGGCGGAACGGAGATGTACGGGACCGTCTCTGAGTCTACGTAGCGGCGTGGGTCGGTGAGCGCCTTCGTGTGGTCTTGTAGCGACGTGGCGGACACGAGGTAGCCAGGGCAGGGATCGTTCGGTCCCTGTTTGATCGGCTCGCCATCAGGACGCCCGCTGTCCGTAATGATACCGTACCAATTGCCGGGCTTGCCGGCGTTCGCCAGGAAGTCGAGCGGCTGGAGTCCGTCTTGGGGCATTGCGTACGCGCGTGGCGAGCCGTCTGCGTCGACCTCCATCCCGGAGGTCCAGGATACTGTTTTATTACCGATCGGGCTTATGGGAGACACCGGAGGCGGGATTGTAGGCGGTTGTGGGGGTGCCGGCGGCTGAATGTTCCCGCTCGGGAATGGGATGAGCTTGCCAACAGGTTCGGCAGACGGCGGTGCGGCGAAAAGTCGGGCAAAAAATGCGTAAATAGAGGCGAAGATTCCGACCTTGGCAGATGTCACAGTACCCTATACCGAGGTATAACCAGGTCACGGGTCATCTGGGCCCGCAAAGAGTCCACGCGTTTCGTGTCCACTCTTTTAATGCATCTATATATTCGTCTAAAGCAATGGCATTACCAGCAGTTAGGCACACTGAAAATGGTGCCGGACATCCATCCATGGAACCAGCTACCGTAATATTTACTGGTAGCGGAGGGGGTGGGGTTTTAAGGCAAATAATTGGCGCTGGCGGCGGTATCGTTGGGGCAGGTACATTATGGGAGCAGGATAGTAGTCCAAAAATGAATAGTAACCGCTTCATTTTAGTTGCTCCCAGTCGGGATTGCTGGATATTGGCTGGTATCGTAATCTGGGCAATCCATTTCTGGAAAGTGCGTACCCCATACCTGATTAAATTGTGTTACATCTCCTGCTGTAAGGTGTTTTAGGGCTGGGGTGTTGTGGTTCATGATTTGAATGCCGCTGACGTGGTCCAAGCCCAGTGCGTGTCCGACTTCATGCGCCCCAACGGCAATACTTTCTAAAGGTTCGATTTTAGCGAATCTTTCTACATCTATAACGATGTGTCCGTCGTATTCATATTTTGCAATACCGTCCGAAACATCAACATTTCCACTAACTATCGGTAATTCTACCCCACCGATAGCTGTATTAATATCCACTCCGACACAGTGCCAGTATTCCGCACCGACTGCCAATTCAGTTCGCAGGGTTAACGGAATGGCGGCGTCAAAACGTACCGTAATATGCTGGTCAATTGGGAAAACGTTTCGGCATCCGGACAGTGTAAATAGGAACAGTGCAATGCGTTTCATGGCTTCTCCAATAGGTCCTTAAGCCATAGCCTTGCTCCTTCTGGTCCTAACTGGTCTACGAGACGATGCCTCGCATCTTGAAGCGCTGCCTCTTGACTAGCAATAACTGAATCTTTACGCGCAAGTTCTTCGTCGCGAGAGGCAATCACCGCTTGCGCATTGGTGAGGTCTGATTGAAGCTTTGGTACTTGAAGCTTTAGTTGTTCATCGAGGCGGTCACTATGGTACTTAAAATACGCCGCCGCGATGGAGGATGCTAACGCGCCAACGATCGATGTAATAAGCGCGGCAAGCACCGCGTAGCCTTACTGTGCCTTGAGCCAAGTGCGGCTAACGGTGTAGCCGAGTGCTGACAGAAGGGCGGCACCCAAACCGACTAGCTTGCCTTCCCACGAACTATCACCGAATGCGCCGCATGCCTGAAGGGCGCTTACGCCTACCGCCGCCAAAGAAAGCCAAAATTCGCTCGTTTTATAGCCAGGACTCATATGGTTTTCTCCTTTAGTTTTCGGCTTTACCGCCGCCGAAGTTCTTTCACATCGTTTCGGATTTCCGTTACCATATCATGTACTTCTTGAATTTTCTCTTGTAGCACATCTATACGACTATGGTCAATGTCTTGTCTATCCTGAACTACTGATAAATCCGCTGATCGGGCAAATGTGGTGGCCACGTAGTAACCAAGTCCGGCTATTCCGACGACCAGCACCGCCCAAAATTTGATTTTCTTTGCAAATGATTCCGCTGCGGCTTCTTTGTCCATATGACTACCTTAAGACATTGTATTATATGAATAATATGAGTCAATAGCCTGTCCGAGGAATACTGCATCTGATTCTGGGTTAACAATGAAATTTGAAGAAATGGCGGTATGATTTTGTTCCATTTTTGCTTTAGTTTCGCCATTATAGCTAGTACCAGCTGGTTGTCCGGAACCGGTTTCAGATCCACACATCAAACCATAATTCCGGGTTTGCGCCTTAGCGTAATCGAACCACGGTTGCATCTCGGCGATTTGGGTTGCGCCATCTGTGCCGCCGCCATTATTTGAGTAGCAAGCAACAACCGTCAGATCTGCAGCATCCATAAGGTGGTAGCCTTCGAGCTGCGTAATGCCGTTGTACGTCACACTCTGCGCGGTACCAGTGGTGATGAGCCACTGCGTCGTGAAGAGGCCAACAGGACGATTACCCATGAGCTTCTTGAGTGCCTTTACGAAATCGCACAGTGCAGGAACCTGTACGGTTGCATCGTAACCCGTGACAGTCCAATACTCGATATCGAGCATTAGACCATCGAAGTAGGCTCCGGTGTTGCTCGTACCGGTGTCAGAGATTAATTCAAAGTCAACGAGTCGGCGAATGACGTTGGGGAGAACCCATTGTTGGTTTGTCGCCCAATCCGTATTGCCACAGAGAGCCCACACTCTGATACCTGAGGCGTGGCATACGGAAATGAACTGCTTGACCCTCGTAACGTGAGCGCTAGTCCAATTGGACGCGCCTAAATATGAATAGAAGTCCATAAGTAGAGTATCAACGCCATTGGTACCACAGAAGTTGATAAGGCTTTGCTGGTGGTTATCAGTATCCAAGAAATCGGATTGTCCGAGCCAGCAAAACATTGCGCGCATTGCATTGCTGTTAGGCGGAGTCGGTGGGGTTGATAGTGCGGTAACGGACATGGCTTTTTCCTCCTGTGGGTACTACAGTTCGTAAAAATCAATACTCCCGAAGACCGTACCAACTGTTACAGCATCAGGTTTAGCGTACATAGTAATTCGTGCGGGGCCTGCTACCATTAGATTATCGAAATCGTATATTTGTTGCGGTTGTCCAGTTATGGTTCTGAGTTGGGAAGTAATTTGTTCCTCAAATGAATTAGCAGTAAGCGGTAAGGCTTTTCGTAGGAAGGTACCACCCGAAACTCCGTTTTCACCAGAGCATACTCGCGTGATAAAGCACTTCTTGCCGGCTTGCACATAGTGATGTGCGTAAAATGTTTGGCCATCGCTTGCCGCGATGCTAGCAAAGGTTGTTCCACCACCAGTATTCTGTAACGAAATAATGCCAACATTGGTGCCATTACTACCAACAGTGACACTAGCGATTTTTTCGATAAATTGAATATTTGTTGCTACAGTGTTTACCGCCGTAATACCGTTAAGCGTTACAGTTTCGGTTAACGGGCCATTCATATTCCCGTCATAGTAGGTTAACAACACAGTTCTGGTGCCGGTTCCTGCCGCTGTATCATTAGCGCTTGATGAAACAAATCGCATTTGCTGCGCACTAGATGGCTCGGTATAGGTAGTCGCTCTTACTGATACTATGTTTACCCCCGCAGATGAAAAATAGCCGTGACGAACGTCAGAAACAGCTCCAGAGATGAGACCGAGTCCGATCGCATGTCCTAGATCGGCTATTATTCGTATACCATTACTGTCATGAAGAAGCGGAGTCCCGTCTTCTTTGTAAGCAAATACACTTACAACTTGTCTATCGCCAGCAGCCATTCTCTATACCTCAAAATATCCAAATCCAGCAAACCAGGTTATGCTTACGTTAGCGGTATCACCTTGCGCGTATAGCGTCACACGTGCCGGGCCCGTTACTTCTATTGTCGATCTTAGTTCGCGTCTGACTTCATTACCAGACGGTACTCTAAGCGTGGAAGACAAAACTAGCTCTGGTTTAGTCGAATCTGTCGGAGTGGCCTTTCGAATGGTGACCTTGCCACCTGATGTTCCCTGACCGCCAGCAGCTAGTTCGACGATGTGCATCGTCTTCGATGAATTTACATAGTGGTGGCAATACTGAGTTTGGTTGTCACCGATTGCGATCTGCGCGATAGTGCCACCTGCACCGCTTGCAGCAGCTGTGAGGTTAATACTGCCAGCATTACCCCCTGACGACCCCACAGTCAAAACTGTCAATTTTTCAACAAAACAAATGGTAGTAGACACGGTGTTTACTGCAGAAGTACCGTTCATGGTTACATCTTCAGTGAATGGGCCAGCCATGGTTTGGTCATAGTAGGTAATGCGTACCGTACGTGCTCCGGTTCCAGCAGATGTGTCGTTAGTATTCGTAGAGACTAACGACCTACCAGCATTGGAAGACTGCTCTACGAATGCGGTGGCCCTGACGGCTGTATTCGTGGTCCCTGAAGTCGTTACATACCCCGACACCTGAGACGAAAATAGATTTGATATGTTTTTATTGGCGCTGCCCTTATAGTTGTTTTCGAAATCGGATTTGTCTGAATCGTTTTGAAACTGAGAATACCCTCCATTGACAATGTAATCAGGTACGGTTCCTTTCCATATGGTACAGGTGTAGACAAAGCTACCGTCTAGCGCGAATACGGTATATACAGTCCCGTCATCGTCGTATTGTACTGCTAGGGCTTTTCCTGTTATGGCTGTCGACTTGAAGCTTGTCCAAGCCAATGAGGTAATGCCAACGGCGCCAGGAAAAATTACGTTAGGCATTATTGCTCCGAATAATCGAACGCACCGAAGAAGTGCGTATTCGTCCCGCTTGATACAACGTATATTGTAATCCGAGAAAACCCCGATACTTTGACAGGGTTTGACACAATTCTGTTTGAAATTGGCCCGCTTATAGGAACTGTAATAAATCCAGAGATTATATTTTCGACGTTATTTGCAACTAATACCGAGTCAGCGGTTATGTGAAATGTGGCGACTTGATTACCGTTTGTCGAGCAGGTTATATCATACAGGCTGAAGGTTTTACCAGTTGCCACGTAATGATGCGCCCAAAATGTTGTGTTGTCGCCGACTCCGCTCGATATGGTTGCGACTGCAATTGTACCTACCGTTGTGCCCGTACCACCAGCACCAGTAAACAGTGTTATAGTACCAGCGTTAGAGCCACCAGATCCTACTGATGCAACTACTATCTTTTCAATAAAGGAATGGTTCGTATTGGATAAATTGACTGCTGTAGTTCCATTAAGCGTAGCAGTTTCCGTAAATGGTCCTGCGCCTGTTTGATCGTAGTAGGTAATGGTTATAGTTCTAGCGCCTGTACCTGCTGCAGTGTCACTTGCACTAGAAGATTTTACGGAACCGGTAAAGTTTGTAGTCTGTTCAGTGTACGTTGTTGCTCGTACTGGCGTAATTACGCCCGAAGATGCTCCGTACTGTACGCGACCGAATATTGTTCCTTGAGTTGCCGTAGCGGCTGCAGAACTAACTGGAATTGCCTGTTGATTTGGCGAAATAACGACAACCAAAGCCTTGTCAGTAGCAACAGGCGCTGTGCTAGCTGCTTTAACGTCTGTTACGCTGGTTCCGTCTGTTACTTTTACAGGCCATGCCCCAGATGCGGCAGCAGCAGTACCTTGCGATACTGGCTGCGTGGTTGTTCCGGTGGGATCGATTCTTAGTGGGTCAGTAGATGTGGCTGCTTCTACAGAGCCGCCAGAAGCTGCTTTACGTAAGCTTACGCCTAGAGCGAACTGAGTACCGCCACCGCTATCTACATCGAATACCCTCGGCGTTTGGATGTTGGTACCATCACTTGCTCCAACCCTAAGCGGATTACCAGATAGTGCGGCGTTGTCAGCCGAAGTGCCTTCCGCAGCTATTTTTAGTTCGCCAGCGGCTTGTGTAGTAACGCTACTACCAGCTACTTGAGTTAGGTTTTGGCTCCAAGGAGCCCCTCCCTGGTTTGCGGTAACGGTACCAGATACGGGTTGAGTTGTGGTTCCGGTTGGATCTACCCGCACCGTTCCATCCGTAGCCATACGGATAGGTTGAGCATTACCAGAACCATCCTTACCGCCAGCCAATACTGGATTGCCACTTACTGCAGCCCCTGTTGCAGCCAGACCTTCTACTGCTACTTTTTGCTCGCCTGCGGCAAATGTTGTAACTGCATTGCCGTTAATTTGTGTTAGGTTTTGGCTCCAGGGAGCCCCGCCCTGATTAGCTGTAACGGTTCCACTAACAGGTTGTGTGGTTCCTGAACCGTCAACAATAACAGCACCCGAAGGGTTAACTTTTACGTCGACGTAAGAACCGCCTCCTGCTGTCGTGTGCCCTGTAATAATACTCTTAGTAAGTAAAGCGTAATTTTCATCGTCTGGGAGGAAACCTGCTGGTACAATTTCTGCACTGACTGGTGCTGTGCGAAGCACTGTTTGTAACGTAAACGTGCCCTGTGCAGAATTAGTGTTCGTATATACGACACGAAAATATCGCCCTCGGACGCCACAAACAAATGCTTGACCGGCGTTGGGAGCTGTTCCAGGTGTGTACGTAAACAGACTCGCGTCTATCCAAGACGCGCCATCGTTAGAAAATTCTATTTTGACGCCATTGTTTGCTGACGCCTTATCAGAGTTTAGTAGGACGGCGACCGATGCGTAATTTAAAGCGTCTGTAGCGGTTCCAGTAAAAGATGCATTGGACCCCAGTAAAGTCGAAGAGGAGTTATTTGCGTCTACCACACCGATAGGAAACGATACCGGTTGTGTGGTTGTTCCAGTAGGATCAGTTCTTAACGGGTTACTAACAGTTCCTACTGGACTGTCATTTTCATCGTAAAGTGTTGATTTCGGATCTTTTAGGCTCATGACAGCTCCGTCACTTGTGCGGCTCCATTAGCCGCCGCCCAAATTCCATCAACGTTTCCAGTGTAGCCAAACGGCACTTCAAAAAATCCATTTGGTGAAATTTGTACCGTGTAGTCATTTGTTGCGGCCGTTGTACCAAATTTAACGTATAGGGTTTTATTGCTTTCGTTGTATATCATTGCCCCCAATCGATTGGCATTGGATACGAGCAAGTTTACATTCGAAGCAGACGACGCAACGCGTGTTACAGCAGAAGACGCTGGTTTTGTTGGTGAAACTGATACTGCTGACTGGTCGCTAGCGATAACAACCGGAACGCTAGCCGCCATAGTTTTTTGGCCAACCGTTGGCGCAGTTGATCCTATCCATGCACCAACATTCGTGTCTAACCGACCACCAACAAGAGCTGCTGGTAGTTGGGTTGTGGACACGGGTTGAGTCGTAGTACCCGTAGGGTCTACCCGCAGTGGGTCAGATGGTGTGCCGGCTTCTACTGTTCCTCCTGAGGCAGATTTTCGTAGGCTAACTCCTAAAACGAACTGAGTACCGCCTCCCGTGTCACCATCAAATACGCGTGGCGTTTGGATATTCGTTCCATCGCTGGCTCCAACCCTTACGGGATTGCCAGATAGCGCTGAATTATCTGCTGCAGTGCCCTCTACGGCTACTTTTAGTTCGCCAGCGGCTTGAGTAGTAACTGCGCTGCCAGCGATTTGTGTAAGATTTTGACTCCATGGTGCTCCGCCTTGGTTTGCGGTAACGGTGCCGGAAACAGGTTGTGTGGTCGTACCAGTAGGATCGATTCGTACAGTACCATCTGTCGCAGTTCTGATTGGTTCTACATTTCCTGAACCGTCCTTACCTCCTACGAGAACGGGATTACCAACTGTCGCAGCCCCAGTAGCCGCTAGCCCCTCAACTCCTACTTGTTGCTCGCCTGGAGTAAGTGTTACGACCGTCGTTCCGTTGATACGGATTAAATCTTGCGTCCAAGGAGCCCCACCCTGTTGCGCCGTTACTACGTCAGAAGCGGTCAGCGCGCGAATTTGTGTGGGATTGATAGCACTACCGCCATGATAGATTTGGACGTCTAAAGCCTGATGGTCAGCGCCTTCCGATGTCGACGTAACATCAGCCGCTACAGTCGCGCCTTTTGCGCCCCCGCGTACGATCGATTTCTGTGTACCATCTGTTTGATGCGTAGCGATGGAGTCAGTATCTGCTTTGATTGCGTCAAGGTTGCCGCCTGTCTCTTGAGCGGCATTAGCGGGTAATGGAAGGCTGACGGCACTGATTGGTTGAGTAGTAGTACCCGTCGGATCAATACGTATGGGGTGTGCTGCCGTGCCCAAAACGTTAGCGCCATCCGTAACCTCTACGGGCCATGCATTTGCGAGACTATTAGGCGCTCCTTGGTCAACGGTAGGCGTTCCTACGCTTACCGTACCAGTTACGGTTACACTGTCTGTGCCGCTAGATAGAGCACGAATTTGACGGGGGTCAATAGTGCTACTGCCATGATAAATCTGTACATCCAGCGCTTGATGATCTGCTCCTTCAGTGGTACTCGTTATGTCTGCTGGGGTCGTAACCCCCTTAGTACCTCCGCGAACAATGGTCTTTTGCGTTCCGTCAGTTTGGTGGGCTGCCAACGAGTCAACGTCGGCCTTAATTGCGTCTAAATTGCCACCAGTTTCCTGTGCGGCATTTGTAGGAAGCGGCAACGACGTGGCGGATATTGGCTGTGTGGTCGTTCCAGTAGGATCGACCCGCAAGGGATTAGCTGCTATCCCACCAGGTACAGACCCCCCATTGCCAGGAAGACGAATTGATGCCCCGAGGACAAACTCTGTACCCGCCCCGGTATCGAGATCAAAGATTCTGGATGCCTGTAAATCTGTACCGTCACTGCCGCCGATTTGAGTAGACGATCCCGGTGCGGCAGCGTTGTTGGTTCCTACTGATGGGTTTGTTGCCGTAACTGAGATAGAGGAATTCGGACTAATCGCAACTACTAGCGCAGGATCGGTTGCGGCAGGTGGGGTACTAGCTGGAGCAACGGCAGCTACATTCGTACCATCGGTTACTTTGACTGGCCAAGCATTAGCCGTAGTATTTGGATTGCCTTGGTCAACTGTGCCTACACTACTGCCTTCTGTGGTGACGGCCAGACGATGAACCCCAAAACCATCGGTTATTACGTCGGCTACAGTTGTTTCGTCTGAGCCTAGGATTTCTGTCTTAGAGCCACCACCTTCTGCGCTAGCCATTGGTTACCTTATCAGAAGGGTTACTAATGCTCCGAGTATACCGCCAATCACCGCGGTTATAACGATTAGACTGACAACTATAGTCGGCGATAACTTTGATTGTGGGTATTGTGGCCCCCTTAACGATACCGGCATTGCGTCACCTCGTGTTGGCTATTACCTGTACGAATGCCGCTGCTCCTCCTGAACCGGTTGCCCTTCGTACGAATACAAATTTTCTAAAATGTATCGTCCAGCCTATGGCAGATGACGGACCAGTAGCCGGCAAATATGCATGAACGTTCTGCCCATCGAACGACGCTTCCATTGGGAAACGAGATTCGTTAACAATCAGCTGGTCAGCCGCTTCGAATAGAAAATCAAACTTTGCGTTCGGATCTGAAAACGTAGTAACGCTTGAAAGATCACGGCGCGCTTGAAAATCAGACACCGCCGTATCCACCTTGGTGTTCAGTTAGTCCGCAAAGCTTAGCTGCCGGCGTCCCTCCAGCAAATCCGCTAACTACGCCACGAACCCATCGAAACGGCGTTACAGAAACAACAGTTCCTGCCGCCGCTAACGATGAACCAAAATTGACCCACGAACCTGCAGCAACGCTTGTTGCGGTACTAGTCGGATCGTTGGACACTTGAATCTGAACGGCGCCTCCGCCGACTGCTTCAACAGTGACCGACCAAGTACCATAACGACCAGCAAAAACAGTAGAACCCGGATTATTAGATGCCGGCAGCCCGAGGTCAGCAATTTCAGTTTGCATTACCCTAATCTCCTTTACGGCAACAAACAACGTGGCCGCAGAATAACCGGTAGCGCTGTAATGACAGGTTGTTTAGTTATTCCATCGTTTCGCCAAACATCGTAAACATAACGGCCTGGCTCTGCTTCATGCGTACTATTTGACGGAATCGTAAAGTTCAACCGACCCGCTCCATCTAATGGTTGCGCTACCCCAACAGCTGCAGCGATTGCCGTGCCATCTGCAGTACGTTTTTTAATAGTAAGAGTGTACGTTGAAGATGTATCACCGGGTGCGCCGCTTGGCCGAATAACTTGAAGGCGTACCGTTACGTCTTCACCAGCAGTAAACTGAAGCTGTTTCCCAACGACTGTCGGGACGTCTGGTGCTCTTACGCTACCGTCTTCGATTACGCCTAATAGGTCGATAATCATATTACGTCCCTATTCCAAATCCTTCGATCCATACGTCATACATTCCTGCGCTAGCCTGGACTACATGCCCAATTCGACGGGAATTGGTGCCTGGTGCTGTTGAAATAGTTGCTGTGTCCGAAACATAGACGGAAGCTCCTACTGCAGGGCTACCAGTCAGGCCGAAATATAGTCCCATCCAACGAGCATAAATTAGCGCACCATTTGCTGGAACCAATGACCCATCAATTCCAGAAACTACTATATACAAATACTCGTCTACGTTGCCTGCGACATTAGCAGGTGCTTTTGTAAGCACGGGAACTGTTTCTTGACCCGGTAGACCAGTTTTGATTACCGCCGTTCCGCTGATACGAAGAACATCACCTGGTACCAAACCGCCTACTCCAGCCTGACCGACAATTAGTCCAGGCTGTGCAATAGTATTATCCAAACGCGACCACATACGATTTGCTGCTTTTGCCCAGCCTTTCGTTGCGTCGTCTTGTGTAGTTTCGGTGGCGCCTGGTGCACGTTCACGGGTTTTAAGATAACGAATTCCAACAAGTTGCTGATCGCGAACTTCAGTAGCCATGCTCTGATTTACGACTAAAAGAAGCTCATATGTCCCTTCTTTTTTAGGCGTAAACGTGGGATTCTGAATTGTCGACGAACTAAGAGCATCTGCGGAACCTTCTGGTTGGTCAAGAATGAACCAGTTATAGGTTATCTCGCCGCCGGCATTCTGGTTGTCGAGCTGTACAATTGTATTGATTGGCAGGTCATCGTTTGACCCGGCCACCCCGTTGATTTTAATTAGCGCCTGTGCCACGAGCTAATAGCCCCAAGTTGCTTCATAACCGACAATAACGTTAGCCGTTCCGTCGGTGAAGAATGCAGATCCAGTAACCGCGTTGACGCCAATAATGGCGCACGGCTGACCAATTCCTACATTGATTCCTTGTCCAGCCAAAGCTGACTGGAACGTAGAATTAATAGTATTAGGCCCGCTCACAATGTGAGTAAAATTAAGCGCGTTTGAAACGCCGGGACCGGCACCTGTAGTAACGAATGCATTGTGTACAAGATTTCCAGTTGGCGGGTCGTACGTATTTACAGAGGCCGCACCAAGCAAATCTCCAGCAATCAGTACGACAAAAAACGAAAGAGTATTGATAACCGGAGTATTTTTAAACCCGATAAATACTCCAGGCGGTGCAACGACTCGTGATAGAGCAATAACTCCGGTTGAGGCGGTATATGTAAACAGGGCGCTTGCTCTGTTTACATTACCAGGAAACAGCAGCGGCCGAAAATCAGAAATCAATGATCCGGTGATGCTAACAGTTGCAGCCGGAACAAAAATTTCTGCAATTTTAATGTAACCAGGAGATGTAGCCGGAACGTTTGCTGGATTATATGAAGTAGTAGCGAAAACGGTTCCCTGTTTATAACTCAAACCGGCAGTTGAATTGGTTGGAGCTACAACACTACCTGTATGAGAATCGAGAGCAAATTCTAGTGTCTTATCAACCGTTGACGGGGAAAAAATCCCAGTACCGGTATTCAATACGTCTCGTGAAAGCGGGTTTGTTAGCACACGAGAAGCCGTCACTTCGATGATGTCGATACGCGAATTGCCGGCTGCCGGTGCAGCTGGAACCGTAAACGTAAAATCAGACAAAAGCGGCAAGGGCTTGTATCGATCAAGGTCATCTAGCCCCAGCACCGTTCCGACTGAAGAGAGGATAGCTGCCGATCCATCGACTAGGGTTCCAGCGGCAACATCTTGAAAGCCAAGCCCAGACTTTACAACGACAGTCATGGCCGGAATGCCGCTTGGCGATACCATTAGTCCGCCACCGAGAAACCCAGACTTTTGTTGGATCCCTGGATTCGTAGACCCTATGCGCCCAGCCAGAATGTGCTGGGCGTAAAACCGTAGTGCACGGTCAAGTTGTGATTCAGCCTGGTTGATATCCGAACTTAAAGGCCGCTCCCTGGGATTTATAACTGTTCTATCAAAGGGGTTATTGGCCATCTCTTATTCTCCCTGCCGTTCAATAATAGCGGCTACTCCAGCCGGCTTGATGCTCTGTAAGAGGTCGAAAAGACCGCGGTTTACGGCCGCCGCGCCAAAATCAAAGCCATCATAACTACCCTGCAATATAGCAGGGTTTAGGGCGCTCGTCACGTCATAGGCATTTACAGCGCGTTGTCCATTTACGGTTCCCGGTATTAGCAAATCTTGTGGGGTAAGCGCCGTATCGTCATAGGCCATACCGATATCGTGCAATGTAAATAAAGGTAAAACGACGATAAAGGCGCCGCGTGCTTCCGTTTCATCGAGCCAGCGATTTCTAAATGGAACGATTGGCCTAGGGTCGTCGTAGCAAAACAAATTTGGGTCAAAGGTCCCAGAACCTGGTGTTGCTACCTGAACTAGACTAACCTGATTCGCATCCCAACAAGTTTGATAGCGCAACTCGAATGTTTCGATGAAGTCAAACGTTGGGTTGATTAAAACTTGCTTAAGATATGCTAGTATACTTCGTTTCATCGCATCGGGACTAACCGTATCTGGCAATGTTCTGATACGAAATTTGTACTGATCGTCAGTTTCTCCGTCGTGCCGAATTAAGCCTCTATCATCTCCTAGACCATCTAACATAGGAGCCTGCCCACCATCCGCGAATGCAATTTGTTCTACGCGAATTGTGGGATCTCCAAATGGTGGATCAGTGTCCAACGATACGATTGTGTCGATTTCGCCTGGCAGTATTTCGCCATTCGCCGCAGTAACTTGTCCGGGAACATTCCACTGCCATCCCGAAGCTACAGCCTCTGCAGGAACATCAACAAAGAGGTCGTTACTGCCACCAAATGTTAAAATAGCATCTCGAGATGTGACGAAACGCCGGTCTCCTTTACTGGTCGTAATAACGGTGCCTGTTTTAACCGTAACTTGACCAGCAAGAGCCGAACTTCGAGTAAATCTAACGATTACCGTTGCTTTGCGGCCGCCGAAAGAGGTTAAGATATATGCGCCACATGCAAGGTGCTCAACGGCAGTAGAGGCACGCACCAATACTTGTGCGTACGCTTGAAGCATTTCGTAACCCGGGCCCGCGCCGCTTTTAATGGGGTCGAGCCAGCTTGGTGACGTTACGCGAGCAAATAGGTCAAGAATTTCGTCTTGGGTAAGCGCAGTAATGGCACAGTTCTCGTTAGTTCCAAAAGGAAACGCTAAAGGTGTGCCTAGAGTGCCAGACATGGCCTAATCTAGCCTATCCTTTGCGTCAACAATGGCGCAAGCTAGTGGCAAAAGTTGGTATGCTACCGACGGATGAACCCCGTATCCCGGAATGACCTGTACGCCTTGTTTAGTTGCGCTCAATTGCTTTGGGCTTTCTACAGCGCTTTTCAATAGACGCCAATCTTCCTCTGCCAGGGCAAGAATTTTCTCACCTGCATCAACAGCGCGCATAATCGCAGCTTGTGCACGGACATTACTAAAACTTTCACCCCACATCGGATTGTTCATTAGGTTGGTTACGAAATCTCGAAATGAAACCTCAACGCCTTCGCCGCCGCTGCTTTTAAGCGTTACCGATTCTGGAACTACAACAAATCGTTGCGGCATTTTATCTCTCCTTATGGGTTATACGCTGGGACTACAAACGTTCCACCAGCGCTATCTCGTACCTTCAAATATTTTGCTGGTAACGCTGGTAGAGCAGATGCGCCACCGGCTGCACCCACCGTAGATTGTATATTTGAAGCATTATCCCATTTTGGAATCCCAACCCATTCCACGTCATCGCCAAAATGTACAAGTCCTGAACCTGTAAAGATGGCCCATGTATTTGAAACACCAGGAATATTTACCCCACCGCTAAGATGATCTTCAATCTTTAGCCCATACAAATTTGTGATGTACGGCGAACCAAAATCGTGAATAACTGGTGTTTCTACCCAAGCACTATATGCTGACGTAATAGCCGGTGCGCCGTTACCGTTGCTCGGCATTTGTAACTGTGCACGATATCCGACCATATTTGTGATTGTGTTCTGGTTGAACGCCGTAGGTTCAGCGTTACAGCCGGCTACTCGTATGTAAGTTCTGTCTAATCCGTTGGAAACCGGACGAGGGGCAGTATGAACACCATACAAAATATCAGCTGACGATCCAGAGCCCATATTAAAATCCGGCCGCGAAAAAACACCGTACATTGCCAATGCTGAATCGCCAGTACCAGCATCTGTGCGACCACCAGTAAATAAAGCATAAACATGGCAGTTTGCTAAAGCATTATTGATTGTCGTGTCAAACGATAAATCCATCCCCGCATATTCGTCACCGTTGCCTGCTAGTGTACGCAAAGAGCCAACAGCACATCCAGTAAATGCTTGTTCAGAAGGGAACCCCCCATCAAACGCATTTCCAATCACCGTAAGATCGGCCAGGGTACGTAGATATGTAGTACCGCTGTCGGCTTGCACTGCGAACAAAGTATCACCAATAGGCGCTACATTGTCTTGAATAACGATACCCAGCTTCGTTGGATCAAGAACTATAAGCTGCGGGCCGGCACCGCCTGCATTATATGCAGCTTGTAGCGTACCACCGCCCCCGCCGCCGCCAACGACGCTATCTGAACCGTTTGTGTGTATGTGCAGACTATGATCGCTCTGCTTAATCCAAATGTATCCTGGTTGTCCGATACCGCCTAAACCCGAGGGCGCAGGATCAGCGGCCTGTTCGGTCATTGCTAGCCATTTGCCCCCTCGAATCCAATTGCGCACGTCGAGTAAGGATTGCCCATATGTGTTCCAATCAACGTCTTGAACACCATTGGCGGCAGGCACTAATAGCGGGCTTAGGTTTGTTTTTGGAAATACGGAACCGGATATCGAACCAAACGGTGTACTTCCGTCTTCAATAAAATTAGGCATTTACCTAAACCTCCGTGAATGCGTCTGGATTCGACGTTAGCGCCAAAGGCGTTCCTGTCTGACTCGAGATAGCAACAACTAGTGATAGAGATGTTCTCAAAACCTGAAGTGGTCTAGTCGTTACGTTACCAGGAGGACTAGCAACCTCATTACCTGTGATAAACAGACCGCCAATTGTTCGCAACGCGTTTACGGCATTTTGACGTATGAACGGCGCGCCAGGACTAAGGGAATTGACGTAACTGACTACGATAGAACGCGCCTCTTCGGCGGTCGCATCAGCATCCGCCCCGGCTTGAAATGTAAGAACAAGTTGAATCGGTTGAAGAACCACCTGTGCGACCTCTACTTGAACAAAAATCCCAGCAGGACGAACATCAGACAGGCCATTAAACACCGCCAGCGCCAACTGCTTAGATTGCGCATCATACGTCGGCGGAATTACTGCTAATTTAGCTAGTGCATCTGTATATGGATCGCTAACTACTAGCAGTACAAACCTTGCAGGACGCCCCAAAGCATCGATGACCTCAAATGCGGTTGCTGTTCTAACGCCTTGTACCGCAAGCGCTCCTGCTTCAATAGCAGCAATGGTGCCGCGACGCGCCGTAGTGAAAAATGCCCGAGCGCGCGCGCGTAGGCTGTCGTCAGACTCGTCATCATCCGCGCCAGAGGTAGCAACAGTATTAGTTACAACGAGACTATTTGGCGCGCCAGAAATTGAATTGATAATACTGATAATCGTTCCAACTGCTGCTTGCTGTGCCTTGCCTGCAAGAACACTTCGAATAGGGACAAGCACCGGTCCAAGTGTGTTAATTGGAAATTGCACTTGTTGCGTCGTAATGTATTGAATCCCATCTGTCGACGCCAACAACGTTCCAGAGGGGATTATAAATGCTGCAACCGTTGGGGTAGATACACTAAATGCTACCGAACCGAGTGCCGGTGACGCGGATTTACGAACCAGCCCATACCGATCAAATACAATACGGTCTAACGCTTGACCTTCGGCCGAGTCTAGAAATAATCCGGCTTCCACGTCAACGAGTTGATCTATTACTTGTTCAGCTGCGGTTGCTGATAACGCGTTTAGGATATTTGCATCTGTACCCTCCCGCTCAATGACTTCGCGAGTGAGTTTACCTTGACGAATAAGGGCTTCATCGCGCCCGGCTCGGAAGAGATCATCGAATGTAGGAAAATCAGACATTTTTCTCCACTTTACAGCATTACTACTGCGTCTTGATTAACTCGGAACGGCATATTGATATCTTGTCCTGTAGTCTTTAGCCGTGCGCGAATGATAACTGTTATGATATGATTGACAGCGTCGACTGACACCGTCACGCTGGCAACATCAACTTCCGGTTCTTTGAGAACCTGATCCTTGATAACTTTTTCTAATCTAGAAACATTGGTCTGCGGCATAGGTTCTTTCACTGCGAGACCAACGCCATAGTCAGGTAAGTGACTAAATTCGCCGGGGCGAGTAATCAGCCGCCGTAGAATTAACTTTTTTAAAAGATCTGTACCTTCAACCGTTGCGTAATCCCTGCCTATAATTTGAAGTGTTCCGCCTAGCTGTGTACCTGTCATAGCCGGCGGATTCGCTAAATCGCGAATTGCGGCACGCTTAGAGGAAACAATACGGTCAATCTGGTCCTCAAAAGCCTGAATCCCTAGAAATGTGGCCGTACTTCCGGAAAAAGTAATTGGTTCTCCGGTTGCGGTCACTACTGCGGAAGTGCTTATTTGGTAGGTAACAGATTTATCTGCTAGTTTTTCGAGCAGGAAAATGTCAAACGTAAAGGGTAAATTATATGGCTCTACAGTTAGTACTGTAGACATTACATTTGTGTCTAGTCGCTTAACCGCCCATAGTGCAGGATTTAGAACGTCACCGGGGCCCGTCGACGATTCGTGCAGTGGTTCGATATTGAATGTAACCCGGACGACACGAATACCCGCCGCAAATGCATTGGTAATTGCGAAACCCGACGCTTCTGCGCCGTAGGCATTGGTTCCGTATTTATCGTGGCCGTATCCTAGACTCATGTTATTGGATCACCGGTGCCGCTTTCACAATAACTACCGTACCGCCTTGTGGGTCCGGAACGGCGAATGAACTGATATCTGCGTGCCCCTGAACCTCAGTAATTATAGCTTGTGCAAAACGCGTAAATACGTCCAAACGATTCTGCTTATCCGGTGCCGAATCAATCGCTGCCTTTAGAGCTGCTCCTAATCTGTTAGCATCTAGCATATTTGCCTACTTTTTAGCCTTCACAACGCTTGATGTGTTTCCCAGGGCCGTATATGAAATCCCTGTGAACGGGTCAATACCAGAACCATGAACTACGCCATCGTTTGGCCCTAAGCCCTCCTGCCCGAGTTCAACCCCTTGACCATTCTTATCGATAACTACCTTACCACCATTTTCTACAACAATTCTGATGGTTTGTCCAGCCTTTACGTGTATAACCGGATCATTTGGGTTACTTTGTGCCTCCGCTGGCGTTGGGTCGGATTTAGACCATAGCCTAGCGACTATAACTCCACCCTCATTTGTTTGCCCTTGCGGGTACGCGATAAGAACTTCGTCGTCGATTTCGACAGGCATCCAATTACCGAAATTAGGCCCGGCGTAACCTCCAGGAACTCGAACTGTATCAGGTTGCTCGCTGGGTAACAACGTAACATCAGCAAAGGCGCCACCAGGCTCGACTTTGACTGCGGATACGATCCCTAACGAAAGCCAAACCCGTGGGTCAATGCCGGGCTTAGACACAGCATCACCTAATCTATTGGTGTCTAGCAATCCCGTTACGCGACTGCGCGGTAGCATTTATTTCCTCCCCACGCTAGCAACCTCACGTTTTGGCCGTTTGGTAATCGGAACTTGAAAGCACGGTTCAAGATTACGCGCCTCAACGTAATTTTGATAATCAAACGCTAGAGATAGCCCGCTCGTGCCCCAAGTGAACCGTACATTGGCAACCCTAAAGAACCGCTGCAACTCAGTAGCTCTGCTAGTCGCAAGAATAGCACGAGCCAGTTTCTCGTCTCCTACGCGCTCTTTGACCTTTTTGACGGCGGATTCAAAATCGAGGCGATTCAAATCGGTAAACTCGTTTATGAGCGGTAAAATTGAAGTAATTGGCCGCACATCTGGGATTAGTTCAACAGTATCACCTGGTCGCAGACGCACAAGGTCTGGATCTTGATTGTCCCCCCCGAACGACGCTAGGTTTTCTGTCTCAACGGACCCGCCCATTTCCCCCCGCCCGATTTCTTCGTAAACGTCCTTAGCTATGCGGCGTAGGACATTTATATCGTTAATACCGTGTATCGGTATTTTCAAAACATCGGCCTCTGCGTGTGTGCCAGATGACGCAACATGCGTTTTTTTAGCCGCCGTTACCTTTTTTGTTCCATCACAATCTATATCCGTTGGCCAATCAGCGATTAGCAGTTTCTGTTTGCCTCGATTGGGATTAGAAGTATCCATACATACAGCGCGTACCGTTTTCGGTACGAAGCCGACATATTTACGCTCAAATTTAAGAGTTTTTATATCCCGCCCGTATACAAGTTTTCGAACCTTCCAATCATTAGGTATGTTATCGTCGTGTCGAGCCAAACCATTCTTAAATGGGGACTTCAGGTTGGACTCGCCATTATTATTGTGTACTTTTGTAAACAAAGACCGTGCGGGTCGAACACGCAGCTTGTTTACGTGAAAATATGGAATTGCCCCAACCAGAAAACAATAGTTAGTAATGAGATCCCAATAATTGAGGTTTCCAGCCCCAGCCGGCATCAGAGATGGACTTCGCCCATTGGCGCCAAGGTTTACTCTAGTGATACCAGACGCAGTAGCTGGGCTTGGAATTACCTGGCCCTCCCAGTCTTCTTCTAACGCCTCTACAACGAATCGATCTCCAAACGGATGCCGGGAAAGAATTTGCTTAATGACTTTATCGATCGATTTGGTTAGATCCAAATTAGCCATAAGCCGAAGATTTGTGACTTTGCTGTCTAGCAAAATTCCACGCAAATCCCGACCAGTGATTCGAATCGTGCTCATACTTCCTGAAAGTTCTGAGCACGCATCGTCGACGATTCCGACTAGAACAGTGTTGTCGTCAGTTGGATCCAACATTGAACGTCGTCGGGCGCTACCAGTTGTGTTGGTCCGATTTCCAATTTGTTGAAAGTTATTTGGCGATATTCGTTGTCGCATGCCAGCCGCAAATTCAGATGATTCAACCGCGTCAAGGTGTATTCTCACGCTTGCGGCACGTATTAGACGGGGATCGATAGGCAAGTCTTGATATTCGAAAGTCATATCGAACCGCCAAGCCTGGCGGTAGCCTGTCAATTCGACGTTCATTGTTTGTGGAATCCTACCTACAACAAACGAAAGATTGTCAGATTGGCCTCCAATAATAGATGGAACATTTGCCGCCTTAGTGGCTGCAACGGTCGCCGTATTAGGCTTGTCTGATAGGTCATCAGACGATTGTGCGTTAGGGCCAAAAACAGAAGTCAATGCCTCATCGAAGCGCAGCGTAAAATTGACGAGTGCGCTTGGATAATATACAGGCGGAAACGGTTTTTGGACGCTACCAACCGGCATTATACCGCTCCCGTTTCTATAGCCTTAGCTGGTTGTGGTTGAAGCGGAGGTCCTTGTGTTGCCGTCGTAATTCGTAGCCGCGGTACAAGAACAAATTGACCTGTTGTCAGAGTAGAACCACGAATGTTGTTGTAACGAGCTATACGCTGCCATTCGTGCGGGGTACCGTAATAGCGTGTCGAAACATCGCGCAGATCGATTTCGGCTCGTGCTGTGAAGACAGCAATCAAATCAGGCAGGATTGATTTCGCTGCAATTTGTTGCTGTGAAATTGCCTCTACTTGAGTGTTACGAAGGGAGCGACGCATACGCCTGGATTGTTTATCGGTAGTAAGGCGCTGTCCCAATCTTAATGAATCCGCATCAGGCAGAGAAGCCCCTGGACCAACATCGCCAGGAAAGCTAGCTATAATACCCCACGAAACCCTGGCGTCAATTGTATCAATCGAATCCTGAGCATCGCCGCGAATACGATTATATGTAGCCACTAGACGCAATGCCGAAACGGCCGGATCTAGAATAGCCCCAGCGGTATTATCGATTGTTGCAAAGGCGTCTTGAATAGTAGAATTCAGCTTATTAATCTTGGCGTTCAACGATGCACTGAAGTCTGACAGTGTTACCACCAAAGTAGCTCGTGCATTGTTGATATCAGTAAGCACCTGTTGCAGATTTGAAAATGCATCAGCAAGGTTGCTTACCGCCGGAAGAGACGTTTGTTGGTTACGCGGATCCTCAATTGAGACCCACGAAAACTTGATCTCCCAACTGACATCCTGCTCGCGTTCCCACTCACGCGTAAACTGTTCGATAAAGCCGTGACGGGTTTCTGGCCCCCACGTAACTTCTAGCAATTGTCCTTTGCGGCGAAAATCGTCAACAGTTTCAACTACATCAGTTGCTGATGTCAACGCTTGCGACGCTCCGTTACTGTCCGTCAACAGCACTTGCGCATCAGGCTTCGCAACAAAGAATCCGCTGGTTGTGACGTTTCCAAGGAATCGGTTTTTCCACATCCCGTGGATAGTCGTGTCATCCTCTTGCGAGCCGAGAACTTGAACCGTAGCTACGGGACTACCTGGATACCATGTCTTGACCAGTCTTTGCGTACCAGAGAAGGAAATAGGCCTATATGGTAGGGCTCGACCGATTAATTCCAGCGTGCGCGAATCGCCGCTTAATTCACGAATTTTGAAACTACCGGCAGTTCCAGCAATTTCCGGCATTAGCGAATTCCGCCTGTTGGGGCGTGCCCGCTCTGATGCGCGTGTTCTCCAAGCATCGCCATGTCGTTAGCGAAGGCTACAGCTATCCGATCGGGATCAAACCCTTCAGCAAACTGCTGTTTAATATCGAAGCGCGACCCACGGAAGTCATACACGCGTTTTTGCTTTTCTGTATATGCGTCCTTAAGTTGCGAGTATACTTCCTTGTACAGTTCGGGTGTCGCTAATTTACCCATGCGCTTGATGACATCCATTGCTGTGCCGCCGAGGGCGTCCATAGCCATTACTAGTTTTTCAGGGGACGCGCTACCAGATAAGACTTGCATACGTTTTTGCGCGAGATGCACCTCATGAGCGAGCATTAATCGCTTTTCTTCTTCTTCGTGTGTGGCATCAATCGCATTTTGAACGCTGCCGCGTTCTTCAACTTTTGCACGAAGATGCTCCATTGCGGCTTCAGCTTCCGCTTCTGTAATGACTTTAGCCTCTAGTAATGACTGAACGTGCGCACCAAGCACATTGTTAAATTGCGTTTGCTTTTCTAATCCTGCGTGTAATGGCAATGCCTCAATTGTTTTTGCTTCTTGGTCGAGGGTTGCATTTAATTTAGCTTCGTGGTTCGCTCTGTCTACTGTTGTTGCAATACTATGCTCTGCGGCTTGTTTCAATTTGTCAGTAAATTCCGCCATTTGTTCTGGTGGAACGCCGACGCGTCGAGCGGCTTGAATCAAGCTATTGTTAAACTGGTCCATCGCATCGCCAGTTTGATCGGTTGGTAGCGCGGCAAGCGATTGAACCTCTTTAGCTATTTGGGCGCTGAGCTTGCGCTCGTGAGACATTTTGTCCCAAACACCCCGCACTGCGGAATATTCTGCAGCATTTCTGTAGCCCAACGACTTCGCATAATTTTCATTACCCAACTTGACTTTTTCTATTGCTCGTTCTTCTTCAGTAGCTAGATCGTATAGCGTACCTAACACCGGTACGTATTTCATTAACGATTCTTCCATATCCTGCCCGCGTCTGCCCATACCTGCAAATACTTTATGTAGCGATTCTGCGCCTTCGTTTAACTTACCCCCTATTGCGTAGCCTACTTCAAAGGCACCACCAACAGCTACCGCCTTGCCGGATAAACTAGCAAGCCGTTCTCCTAGCTTTCCCGCTTTTCCGCCCATTGTTGCCATATCAGCTGCAGCCAGTTGAAGCGCACCGGCGTGACGAATTAAACTACCGAGAAAACTTTTTTCCTCGCCAATTAGTAACGCCGCCATAGCAGCGGAATTTCGATGCAGCGCATGTTCTTCATGCATTTGAACCCGCATGTGTACTTTGCGCTTACGCATCACCATCATCATTTCGCGGTCTTCTTTGAACATCTCCTTTTCTTCTGGAGACAATCCACCGCGACCTTCACCGCCCCCCTGAGCCATAGGCCCAGCTTTTTGTAACGCCTCTTGAGCCTTTTCAGCGCTCGCCTTAACTTGATCAGAAGCACGAGAAATTTGTGCTAACGGACCAGAAGCCTCGTCCACCGCAACAAATACCGTTTTCACCTCGTTCATCTGCATTTACATATCCGTTTCCGGGTGCTCGGCTGCGACGACGCGTGAGATCTCATTCGTAAATGTTGCCAAGTCGTCTAGCGTCATATTTTTAAGTTCCGATAATTGTTGTCCACCGTATCTGGCGCAGTACGCAAAAAGCTCCCATAAGCGCGTGTCAAGACCGCGACGCGCTTTTGCTTGGGCCATTGCTACGGCGAGGACCGGTGTACCTAGCCCGTCTGTACTTCCTCGCTCGCGAAAAAAGCGTCTTCGTCATCCTTGTTGGGGGAAGTCCGCTTGTTGTACGCTTGGAGGATGAGTGAACGTACTTTTTCCCCACAGCGCTCCCAGAACTTGTCGACGTCACCATCAGCGTAACTTACTGCCTGTCCATCAAGCTGTACGATAGAACGCTTAGCCGCATCGTACTGGGTCCGCATGTACTCGGCGCGGCCAACACGATGTGCTTGTAGTTCATCGCTAGCCGTTAGCGCCTTCATTGTGATCTTTTCCGGAAGTTGATAGCCGTTGGCCATCTCCTTACGAATAGCTTCGGGAATCTTGTACGTATACATTTGTGCCATAGTCGAGCCCTCCTATTAGCTTTTTAGGTGCTGATGAATTCGAAATCAGACCCCTCGAATTCAAGCGTCAGTTCGCCGTAGTCCGAGCGGCTTCCGAAAACAAACGGTTGCTCGCCGAAGAAAACGTTATTCATTTGAACGCGTGGACGGTCACCATTAGGGAAGTTCAGCGTAGCCTTGATATTGATCTGCGTCCCCGGTTCGCGGCGGCGAGCGCGATTCACTACCGACGCCATGAAATTCAGAAAGGTCTGATTTTCGACGTGTAGCGTCATACGGCCACGGATACCGCGAAAAATCTCGTCGCGGCGGTCCGTAGTCTCTCCCAGGTAGCCTTCGCGGAGCAGCTCGAGTTGAACCGCAACTTCAAATGAGCGGACGTCGGTAATGGTATCTTGTGGTTGGCCATCCACAACCATAAGTACCTCCACCTCTTGGCCTTTTATCCGTTGGGCGATTTTAATATCCTCCGGCGATCCCGACGCTGAGCCACCTCGCAAGTAGCTTGTCGCCTTTTTTCGTATTACAAGGGCTGCAAGCAGGAACGATGTTATCCATCGTATGCGAACCTCCCCTAGCGATTGGCGTTACGTGATCCTGAGTCGGCTCGGAACACGGTGCTAAACAATACGCACAACGACCGCCGAAGTATTCAACGATCTCCCGCCATTGTTGTTGTGTAAGCGTTGATTCTGCCCCTTCTAGGCGAGCCCTCCTACGCTCTTGGGAGTTTCTATGGTTTGATCTATATTTTTCGGTCGTAAAGTATTCTGGATGTGTTTTGAACCAACGCGCATAAGTAGCGCTGGTTTTATCGCGGTTTTTGCTCGCCCACCCTCGTTTATATGCATTCCACTGGTCTCGGTTGCGTGCATGCCACCGCTTAATTGCCGCGTTAATTGCTGGTTTTTCGCATTCCTTGCATTGGCTGCGCAGATACATATAACCAGCAACCGTGCGTGTTCTGAACGCCAAAGAAGGCAGCAAGCGGGCACACGTTGAGCATGTCGCATCAACGCCGGGAATACGCTTGCTAGATCCTACCTTTCTTCCTCGCGGCATTTCTACCCCCTAAAAATAAAAACGCGTGGCAGGTGCGGCTTTCGTCGCCTCTGCCACGCGCCCTATCCCTCGGGAGGGCTCTACCCGAGGTGCAGCCGTGGTTACTTACTGCCCTAATTCTTTAGCCTATCCAACCTCTATCTATTGTCAAGCTACTCCGACCCGACCATAAAATGCCAGGTGTACGCGGTACCAGTAACCAAAGCGGCGGTCGACGAATTTAACGTAAACGATCCAGCTGCTGGTGTATCAACATAGAGAGCCGCTGCCGCTGCGGCATTTGGGTCACCGGCGGAGAAACTTGGATGTACGGCGTTATTAAACGCTTGAGCAAACGTAATTGTAGCAATCGTTGCCGATGTTGCGGGAGCGCCAGCCGTTGTTACAACCATTGTAAAATAGTTGTCATTTCCAGTAATTGTAAAGGTTGCGCCTGTTCCTGCCCCCGTCCCCAAAACTACGCTGGGGATGCCCACATGACTCGGTAACACGCCATGACTTGTTCCAACACCCTGACGTTCGATACGATTACCACGGTCATCTGTGAAACCGCTTGTCGAAAGATCCTGATAGGAACGCTTAAGCGTACCGACTTGCGTATCGTTACTGGTTTTTTCCGTCCAAGAAATCGCACCGTTGTTTGTATCAGGTACTGTCTTGTTCGGAGAGATCACGTCAACTGAGGTTGCGCTACTGTACACCGCGATGTAGAAAGTATCGTTGTTACCGATCGCCGCGGCACCAGTCAACGTTAGCAAATGACCAACCGAGGACGGAGTCATTCCCGTAAGACCAGTAACGCGCATTTGGCCCGCAGCAGCGCCGGACACGATATTTGCAGCCGCGCCGGTTTGACCGCCGATCGCGGTAGGCGGCGCTGCGACTGTTGCACCCGCCCCAACGAGCGCTTGTGATACGTTATCGGCGTGAACACCGACACCGCCACCGGCACCGAGTCCAGACATATCCGAAACACCAATATAAGATCCTTCAATTAACGAGACACAATCGGTAGTAAAATTACGACAATAAATTCGATTGAGCTGATCGAAATCGTTGGTCGTCGTGGTGCTAAGACCAGTAGAACGCCGAGCAAGCTTTATCGTAGACGCATCCCAAATCACGGGCTGTCCTACCGCGCCACCGGGGCGAATTGTAGAAAGGGAGTGTACTACGATGGAGGAAGACTTCATATCAACCGCAGCAGCTACTCTGGATAAATTATCTACTATCAATGTAGAGCCCGGCGACATAACTAACGGACAACGACTATTAGCCCGTGCGTCGAGCGTAAACGTGGTACCACTGACGCCTAAAGCCGACTTGCGCAGCGAAGACGCTGGGCTTGCAGGACCGAGAAAGGCTGTAAACACATCGTCGCTTGCTGCTAAGGCCTTAGACACCTCTAATAGCGAAGACGCGCCACTAACAGTGCAAGCTTCAAATTGTACTTGGCCAAATATTGTTATCCCGCCCGTCCATGAAATATTTTTCCACCCAACAGCAGATAAAGCTTCAGAAGTTGGGTTCATGGCGGTAGAAATAATTGTTGCTGGTTGGTCAACTCGGACAAGTGAGTTGACGATTAGGGCCGCACTCATCGGAGTATTCGGATGAAATACCGTACCAGCTGGTACGCTCCAATTGACTGTAGGAACGGCTGCTGTACCGCCTGAACCGTAATCTGGCGTGGTGAACGTTGTAGAGGATACAACGTCGACAGTCGAGGCAGATAGCACATTTAGAATACAATATGTTTTGTTGTTGGCACCAGTTCCAGCATTAGTAATAACAATCAAGCGATTGATAAAATCACTTGTCATACCTGACAGACCAGCAATTCGGATAATACGATTTGTTCCAGCCCCGGGGCCCGTGGGAACAAGAAGTGCTGCCGCTGTACCAGATACCGGAGACGCCAGCGATTTAGTCGAGCCGCGAAGCATGGCGTTTTCGGCTGGTAGCTTATTTGGCGCACCTTCAGTCCATGTAATTGTACCGTTATTAGCATCTGGAACGACAGCATTAACGTTAGAGACATCCACCGAGGTAGCACTAACGTAATTGACAACCGGCCAAGTGCCGTTATTTGCCGCAGAAGCCGCACCGGAGATTGTTATAACGTTTCCAACTGATAGTTGACTCATACCAGTAAGACCAGATAGACGCATACGACCAGCCGCGGCACCCGCAACAATGCTGGCGGCGCTGCCAGTCTGACCGGGAAACGCCACAGCGGCGCCCACGTTGACGAGTAAGGTCAGTGTAGACAAATAATAAGTATCATTGGCCGCTACACCAGTGGTAAGCGCCCCAATGTTTACTGCCTTTACGCTATCGGCGATATGCGTAACAGTTAGATCCCCAAGCTGAGATACGAGTTCACCAGCGTGATTTACCCCAACAGGTGGTTGAGATCCATCACCTTTACCATTACCGTACAAATTACCAAAATTCGGGCGGGACGAATTGGCTGGAAGCGTGTAAGTTCCAGGAGCAATCCTACCAAGCATAGTTTGAGAAAACCCATAAGCGTTGCAAAAACGACGAAAGTACTCAGCGAGAGTTTGTACCGGTTGAATAAGAACATATGTCGTTCCGTTAGCCGGAGTACCAGAAGTCGGGCTCGTCGTCGCGAGGAAGTTTTCGTTTAGATAAAATGTAGTAGTATCGTTTGCAATCACCCGTCGGCATTGTAACGTTTGAGTGCCGCTCGTAATCACAAGCAGATAACCACGATATTGATTCGCCGACATTGATTTAGTATTGTCGGTGAGGGAAAGTGCTGTAGCCGCAGTTGAACTACCAGAGAGTACAGGATCCGTTGGCGCTGAATCACTACCAAAAACCGGGTCAACTGCGTATGTACCGTTAACACCAAAAAGAAGTACGTTATCGAGCTTACTTTTGTCGGCGCTGCTCAAAAATCCATTCGCAGAACCACTTGGGGCGGTAGCAGAAATAACCGTCCCGTGAAGGCTTCCGGCTCCCCGATTACCGTGTTGCGCATCAGAAATAACGCCGACAGCAAGACCTGATGCATTAGAGGTAAGCGACGAGTCAGCAACCTTAGTGCCAAGACCGTTAATAGGATCGTCTTTTAGGCCGCCGTTAGGATCAAGTGAAATCTGGTTAGCCGGATTTGTGTTATGAATCGAAACTGGCTGCAAATCCCCAACAATTTCAAACTGAAGATTCGGTGACGTAAATTCTTTACCGCCAAGGTTTGCAATAACCGTTGGCATGTCGTTACTTAAAATCGCAGTTTGTCCTGGCTCCAAAATTCCGCTGTACGGAGGCGGAAATGTAAACATTGCCGAGCCAACGTTTCTCACTAGCGTACGTGCCATGACTTATCCTTTAATCATTACGGTGGCTTGCAATTAGTACACTTACGCCCAAGCCATTACCTTAAACTTTTTGCCGGACGTCACCGTAAGGACAATGTTAGTACCGTCATGAGCGCCTTCCGTTACGGTATAAACCCCCACAGTTACTGGTGACGTATCCGTTGGAGCGGCAAATACTGCAGTAGGCGTTGTTCCAAGGCCATGCGCAATATTTTGCGGGGCACCGGTGCCGGTTTGCTCCGTCGAAATGAACATTGCGGTCTTAGCTTTAGTAATTTTGCCAGCGCCAACCGTAGCTGCCGGAAGATTACCAGATAGATCGCCACCGAGATGCGAACCAGCGCCACCAGCACCGCTCGCGGCTAGTTTATCAAGTGCCGCACCAATACTCGCCGGAACCGTAGCGGACCAATCACCAGCGGTACCTGGTGTATATGCCTCTGCGCCGCCAGAACCCTCAGCATTTGGCGTAATGGCACCACTTTGCCCGTCAACAACAGTCTGCAAATCGACGTATGTCGACAAAGGATTACCAAGCACCGAGGCGACATTAGAAGCAGTATCTGCAATAATTACTGCTTGTCCTGGTGCCAATACCTTACTCCCGTAAACCGGTGGGAGCTGAAACATACCAGTAGATCGGTTCGTAACCAGAGTTGCCATCTTTCAATCCTCCTACCGAACGATCGTTACGCCTTCGCCGATCTCGTGTTGAGTGACAATAAAGTCTGCCGTCGGCAGCGTCCTAACGCGAATAATGATGACGAAGATGTTTTTCGCCGCCAGATCTGGCGTATTACCACTTTTCGTATCTACGATAAAATCAACAATGCGCTGTGCAGCTGGATTATTTGGCGACAGTAGCTCGTTAAGGAATGCGTTGCACTCGCCAGCCGCGCCGTCTTTCAAAGCATTAGTAAGCGGAAGTTTCGCGAACTGAACCACCCGTTGAGCTACCGAATCCTCAATGAAATCAGCCATACGCCGGCGATTAATGTTCTTTTCGCCGGAAATAAGCGACGTAGTAACACCAGATTGGAAGACTGGGCCGACAACTCGGTCAATACGCAAAGCTGCAATACCAGATGCACGGAAGTTGGTATAGTCACCAATCGTTAGGCCAGAAACACCGCGCTGTAGGCCAACAATGGGGGCAAGCACATCAGTCGCCGGAGGTGCACCCTGGCCAGGATTACGCTCAGGCGGAAGATTAGATTCAACCGCAGCGAGCCAACCCGAACCAAAAGTATCAAGAATACCATCAGTAGTCGTAAGACCATCAGGCGTGGACAAAGTAAAACCTACCGCCTCAGGCACGAAAGTTCTCGCTCCTGGCCAAGAATAATCGATCCGCTCGTCACGATTAGCCCCCACTCCAGGAGCCGAATCACCTTCAGCTGTAGCCTTTGATAGAATGCTAAGCGGTGGGCTTAGAACCGCACGCCGACCAGCGCCAACCGCGGATGCTGCCAACACGTGAGCACGCAATTTGGCCATAGTATTAGTTGAAGACCTAGCAGAAAAGACAATGTTAATAGTACGCTGGGGCGGATCTTCGCCAAGAAGACCATCAATAGCGGCACTGTAAAGTGCATCAAGTGATGCCGAGCTAGGAGCATTTGGACGCTGCACTGCACTCGTAAATGCCGTAGTACCGGATGGATTTAGCTTTAGCGTAAGGCCAGACAATGGATCCCAGTTAACATTATCCGCCGTTGGAGGTGCCAAAGTTGGGGTAAGCACAGTACTGGCAGCAAAAGTGCCGTCCGACCCAGAAGAACCGGCACCGTTCGTCAAAGGGCGTAGCGGGATACGATAACCGCCAGCCGCCGAACCGGTATATGCACCAAAAGTTGCTGCTGAATCTCCGGCATGCGCGTCATGAATTCGCCACGCCATAACCGACGAAGACGCAAACGAGAAGTTAGAACCATCCAACTTCTCTAGAGTAACCTGCGTCGAACTATCAACCGAAACAACACGGTAAGTATCAGCATTGGAGCCCTGCGCGCCAGCTGCACCGATAACTCCCATAGCTAGCAAGTCGCCGACTTGAACACCGACATTAAGATTTGCGGTATTGCGCAAATTTCTTACCGTCGTGAAAGCCCCGGTTGCGCTAGTAAGTGGAGCAGTAGCTGCAGCTACTGCATTGACCACAGTCCCGTCGGTTCCGGAATCATATGCGTCTTCTGCTGTGAACGAAGCCTTAGCAGCCAGCCGAATTTTGTCGTTTCCGTTTTTGAATTCTCTACCAGCCGCAACAGTTGCTGCTTGCATAGGAACAATCGGAAGTGGGCTAGTAGCACTCTTATTAGTAGGAAGTTGCCGCCATACGCGTCCACCGCGATTTGAAGCAAGATTAACGGCTTGAGCAACTAGACTAGCAAACGTTTTGTTTCTCAACTCAACAAAACCGTTTCCCTGACTTCCGCCAAACTCCCCAATAGTCTCATCAAAACCGCCAAGATTATTCAATAAATCGGCGGTTGAAGTGATTGAGGTTGGACTAGATTTCGTAGTTACAGTACCAGAAGTATCAATCGATACTGCGGTGGAACAATCAGCAAATTCGCCAACAATACAGGCAACACCCGTACCGACGCCCTGCACAGCACCAGGCGGTGGCAAATCAACAATGATCACACCTTCAATAGCGGTAATTACCTCGGTACCCGGGAAAAATGGAAATCTTCGGATGAAACCCGACATTGGGTGCTCCTTTTCGCTCTTACCTGTCTAGCACGGTTCCTAGGACTCTTCAACGTCGACTTCGAGTCTAACCGGTCGTTTAGCGTCGAAGTTTCCAAATTGTACAACTTTGACTACGGGGATTTTTCCCCGCACAGTTATAGTTGCTCGACGGTAACGTCGAGTCGCATCGATTTCGCTATCGTCGTAAGAAAGAGTAATCTTTTCGTAGCTCGCCCTAGCATTATGGTAGTGTGGCAGCTCCAAAAGCGGACCAAATCGCCAATCAACTGGGACTAGAGCATCCTCCAGCATAGCAACAAGCGCCTGCCGCTCTTCATTAGCGTTTGCCCAAATCTCGACTTTGAGGTCGTAAACTAATTCAGATGCAGTCTGAATATACCGACCGTTTTTCGGGTCAAATCCTCCGCCAAAATGGTCGGGAATTCTATCTTGGTGGTTAACTTTAGGACTAAATCCGGTTGAATCGTATTGTCCATCCCCAATTGTGTAGACAATTGCCGATGGGTAAGTAGCAAGGTCTTCTGTATTGGGGTAGTTTGCGAAAACACGTTCGAATGCGTACTGCGTTCCATTAAATTCAATAGTTAATCCGCGTAGATACTCTGCAAGCCCACGCGAAAGGGCAGTTTTAGTATCTGTTTCCCGAACAGCGGACCAAACTTGTTTGTCTTCACTGTCGGTAATGAGACGAGTCCCTCCAGGGGCCTCTGGTGATGCACTATTTGGCGGCAGGTCAGGTGAAAAGAACGTTGCGCAACCAATATGGTAAGTAGTTGGCATCGCCGTTTACCTACATCTTGCCTACAGCACGCTCAAACGCGTTTTTAATCTCTTTGTTCACGGTCTTAATAATTCGATCGGTAACAGACCCCAATACGTTTCTACTCTTAAGCCCACGCTTTGAAATCGCGCGTGCGATTGGATATGCAGCATCCTTAGCCATGTTTGTGCGGCGACGAGCGCTCACGTCGGGACCATACTGCCCCTTGCCCAGTTTCGGATAAAGTTTCCGACGTGCCCAACGCTCAATATCAGTAATGTTGGGCATTTGTGCGCCGACACGACGGCCTTTTTCAATAATGTCAGCATAAATGGCGTCATTAAGGATTACAACGCCGTCCCTAATTGGTTTAGTCTTCCATCTTTGCCGATAAGCCCCAGTATCAAACGCGCCGACAGTACCCCCTTGACTAGCTGGAGGCGCTTCTGTCGTGGCCAGATGCAAAATTGGAATCGCCCGTAATGCTCCCGCACGCATACCCTGAAGCATTACTTGCTTATACGTTGATTGTAACTTTTTATTGTAACCAACGTATTGGCGTAGATTCATCTTCAGGGTAGCCATTATCGTAGGTCCCCATTACGCGCGCGGTCTTCATGCGACTTTTCAAGTGTGATAACCCATTGAAATTTATCTGCAAAATACATAGGGGCTGCCCGAAGAACAAATCGACGGCGTACTCCGTCCGCATCTCCCGGTATCGGAAATTCAATTTCATAAAAAAATTGTTCGCCGCGTTCGGGTGGGTTACCTTCGTCATCGAACCCGCGAAGAATATCTTCTGTATACCGCCCACTGATCTGTTCGATTCGAATCGTGCCAACCTCGTCAAGGCCGACGGGTTGTATGATTTCAGTCAATGCGGCCAGATCAAGTACAAGCGGAGTCGGTTCTAGGATTCGTTCTAGCGTAACTTCCTCGATACCGCGCCCGCGAACGCCCTCACTCCAACGCGTTTTTATTAATTTTACGCGGTAAGGACGCAGACCAAATACAGTGTACAGATCGCGAAGGACGTCAGCCGTGTTGATTAATTTTCGAGCAAGTGTGCAGGTAATAGAATGGCTTGTTACAGCAGTAAAACCGCCCGGCGTCTTTTCAGAGCCGCCGCCACAAGAGCAGCCGCAGCTCATGAGCTAATCCCGAACAGGGATGGACATACCCATCCCAAGGAAACTCCTGTATCGTGCCGAGTACGGGTAGATTGGCACGCGGAGAGTATCCGCAAGGCGGTAACCCCAGCGAACGTATTCTTTCTCCAGGAGATCGGGTTGGTCTTTTCGTGTTTCCAACTCACCAAGCCGCGCTGCTGCAAGATTAGGCTGCGCGCTAACGAGTTGACACTCGACGTCGTCCATGATTTTGAGCATTCGACGAACGCGGTCCTCAGACTCTGCTGGAAGATTATTCATTGCAGTTTCGACAATGAATAGCGGTTGAATTAGCGCCGGCAATCCAAAGGACATAGCAGCAGCTGGATTTACAGAGCCGTATCCAAGATGGTAGCGCACACGTTCTTTTTCAACCGCGGTCAGCGCCATTAGCTAACCTCTTCCAACTCGACGCCTTGGTCAATCATGCGGAGGATGGCATCTTCGCCGTGTGAAGACGCCGAAACAATTTGGCCAGCTGCGATTGTAGTACAGGAGCCGTACAGAAAAACCGACTTTGCCTTTTTCACCCGCCAAACGGTAGGTGCGGCTGGCTTAGACGGAATGGGAGGCGTTGGCGCTGTACGAGCAGGTTTCTTTGCCCACATGCGTCCTCCCCTTAAAAAGGTGTGGCGGTGGGGCATTCCCATACAGTCTCGGAAAACCGTCGTATAATCCCCGACGTGAAGGGAACTCCGAGACGACCAGAGAATGCCCCACCAAGACGCCCGATCCAAACCCGAAGGTAGGAGCAGGCACATCCCGTTCCCCCGTAAGGGGGAGCCACGAGTGGACGCGGTTCCATGCTCCGAAGAGCAGGGTTTGCGTCCGAGTGGATCGCGTACGACCCAGCCCCTGACCGAGAGGGGTGGGCACAAGCGATCCGAAAACCCGATTCTTGGCGTACCATCGGCTAAGATGGGAGAATCGGGTGACCAAGGGGATGTAGACGCCAGTCATATCCCATAAAGCCCGAAGGCTACCTGGTCTAATTGGGCCCGAAGGCCCAAACTTTGTTTCGTGCATTCGTCGTTTCATAGGCGGAAGGGGACACAAAATATCCCCTTCCGCTTCCGGTTTTTAACTACTCACCATGTTCGATAACGAGGAAGCGCTTATACCGCGCCGCATCGCCAGTCGCCACATCGGTACGAACCGGCCAGTCACCAATGAACTTCCATGAGGCACTGACCGAGTCCTGGAGCCGGTTCAACGGGGCGCGGATGATGAGCTGAATACGCTCAGACATCACCTCGATACCGTTATTGGTAATACGCGGCTCGCCAACTTTACCAGTAATCCCGGCGTCAGTAATCAGCGCCGATAGATCCTGATAATACTCATAGATGCCACCCTGGGCCACAAAGATCGGTCGATGGATCTTCACACCCGAAGGATTCAACACCTCACCAGCGAAATTGTCGTCAAGCGAATACGACGACGCTGGGGTCGTGTAAGTCGCGGCGTTGCTATCAACCGTCTCAACAATCGGGGCTTCCGAGTTACGCGCGAAGACCGTGCCGAGCACCTCGCCGACTGCCATCGACTTATACATATAGTAGTCAGGCAAAGAACGGTTCAGGCTCTGCCACTCTGGATCGCGGAACAATTGCGCTTCCGAAGAGGGATCAAGATGGCAGTGATAGCGACCATCCGGCATCTCCGGAACGTTCTGCTGACGAAAACGAGCAACCGCCGACTGAACATCTTGAAGGCGGAGAATGTTGCTCGAAGTGATGCTGTCAACCTTCAAGCCGCCGCCGACGCGCACCAGAAACGTCTTGTCCAGCGACAGAACCGGATCACGGTCCGTAACCGAAACAGACGTCCCGAGAGTTAGCGTACCAGGGCCGACTTCATCTCCAGGGTTATCGGGCGTGTAACCAATAACCGTATTCGCCACTGCGTTAATCGTAATGCGCAACGGGTTGCTCGATGACACAAAGTCAAAGAGTACTGCGCTACCGGCCGCAAGGTCGGGACGGCGAGCGCGAGTAAAGCCGTTGATACGCGCCACGCGTAGCGTAGTCGTGGGGCCTTGCGTACCATCTGCAACGGTTTGACCCGACAGCGCCGCATTGTACATCTTATTACGCACGAGGCGATTCAACGATTGGCCAGCCGAAAGCCCCAACTGCTGGGCATTACGGAGGAACAAATCGGCGATAGCCACGGTGCTGGTCGGCATGTGGGTATCAATCGAATCGGCGTATTGCTGAAGCTGAGCAGTCCACTGTTCCTTCGTGTAATCCGAAGGAGCCGGATCCTGACCAGGCGTCAGCGGGCGCATTTTGGGCCGAATCAAGCCAACGCCAGAGAACACCATCGTGTCGCCAACATTGCCAGGCCAAATTTGGGGGGTTGCCTCTGACCGGAACATGAGGCGGGGAAACAGTCCGTCATGGAACGCGCGCTCAAGCATATTCTGCTGAACGAGCGCTCTAATGTCCGGGGACTGAAGGATGGTACTGAAATCAGGCATCGTCTTGTCCTTTTCTCCTCAAGCCCCCAAGCGCACCATGCGCCGGCCGGCTTAACTTCTACGCAACGAGCGGGTTTAGTCCTCGCTTCCGCAGCATCTCATTAAACTGTTGCGGAGTCATTTTGACTCTACCATGCTCGTCTTTTGCCATCGGATCAGGCGCGCCGTTGCTCGCCTGCGCCGTTGCTCCCGCGACCTGACCAGGTTTCGGAGTCGGGGGTGGAGTCCCGCCTGCCGTTCCTGTGGTTGCTGGTTTAACCGCCTCTCCGAACAAGTAGGGGTGCGATCCGCGTAGACCCTCAAAGAATTTGGACTCATCGAACGCGGATAGCGCCGTTTCATCCTTGCCTTCAAGGTTCCTGAGCAAGAGTGCCACTGCGTAATCGACGTCTTTAACGCCGCACTGAATCGCAGCTTTTTCCAGCTCTGCTTTCGCCTGTGAAGCATCAAGTTGGCGTTGCAGGTCACGCCGTCGTCGCGCTTCATCCTGCCGCGCACGCCGTTCCTGCTCTAAGAGGCGAGAATACTTATCTTTCTCGCGATTCCAGACCCGTTCGTCACTGCGCTTTCCTTGCGTCTGGCGCTGTTCCGTACGTTCCTGGTTCTCTTGCCGAGGCGCTTTCTGCTTCGGCTTTTGGTCATTCGACGGCCGTGCTGCACTGAGACCTTTAATAGTCCCCAGCGCCTCAGCGAACGAAGAATACCCAGCAGCCTTTGCTTGGGCGTCCAACTCGCTCAATGCTTCTTTCTTTCCCCGTTCACGCGCCTCATTCTTAATGCGTCCGAGGGCGTTAGACGGCAGAACAACATTCCGTCCTACCGACTTGATTTGCGGAGCAGTCGACTCCGCGGCTGGTACCGCCGACGTTTCCGTCGGAGTTACCTGCCCCTGTTCCGTGGTCTGGTCCATCGCTACCGCTCCTTCTTGCGGGCTTCCTGTCCTTCCGTCCGGTCTTTGACCGACTGTTTAACCGCCGTCGTCGCGTGGACGACGAAAGCAACTGTCAGCCGCTGATTCGGCGAGAAGCTCAGGACCATGGGTTTAACTACAGCGTCTCCTAAGAACCATTCTTAGATAGTCGCGAACGCAGTGCTAGGATCCGTCGCAGCACGCGGAACGTACTCAACGACGAATGCGGTAATGGTATTCGGGAAGGTGAGAGTTTTCCCATCGTCCGAGAGCAGCGCAACGCCAACCGCAGCGTTTGCACCGCCAGGAGGAACAATCGCCGTTCCACCTGAATCAGTCACAATATACGCGCCCAGCGAACCGGCCGTACCCGACGCCGTAACGCGCAACGTCTTGATCAACAGCGCTGGGAGGCGATTAGGATTCGCCGTACCCGTAGTTTCACCAGAAGCATCTAGCGCAGTAAGATCCATTGCCGACGCAGCAGAAAGAGCCGAAAAGGTCCTCTTCAGTGGGGCAAGCATCGTACCGAGCTTGACTTTCTGGAGCGCGTCACCGACCTTATCTGGATCCGCCTGGTCGAGCGCGAGTTGAAGCGTGAGAGACTTCGTGGTAGTAACCGCCATTTTCTTTCTCCTTCAGGGGGCGCGCTTAACCGTGCTCGCCCAAGAACACTTTAACAGTCGTAACTTGCCCGGGGACCCGTGTCAAGTCAATCGCTGTAATCGGAACGGTGTTAGACATCACAACAAAAAATTGATCAACCGGAATCGACTGTGTCGTTCCATCGGCACTTGTAACGCGCACCATTACTTTACCGCCAACCGTTTTAATAATAGCGACATGACAATTAGTCACGCCGCCAAAATCAACCGGCGTTGCCAAATCCGATCCAAGATCGATTGTATCAAAATGTTTATGAACGAGAGTCATCGTCTCGTCAATCGGGGCGATAAAAGAAGGGTCAGCAGAGGGGGCACCACTAGCAGGCTGAGTGGTATAGTTTCCACCTAGATTAAAAACGTCTGCCATTTACTTGTAGGGCTTGGGATCCGGCGCTTTTGGCATTTCGGCGAGGGGCAGCTTTTTCTCAGTCCCCATTTCCGAAATCTCGTCTTCATACGAACCGTGCGCTTTATCATACGCGTCTTGGGGGGTTTTCGTCGCGCTATCTTGCCCGACGTCTTCGGCGTAATCGTGCATGGCTACTTTCCCTTCAGTCCGCCCCAAGGGGCATTCTTTTGAAGTTTGTTCTCGCCGGCGCGCGTACAAGGCTCTTGCTCTTCGTATTCGCCATGTTCGGCATCATACGCATCAGAGCCGTCCTTATGCGGCTTATCCTGCCCAGCGTCCTCAGTATACTCGTTCATTTTTAAATCTCCCTACCGCCCAAGCTTCATCGGATCGAGCTTTTGTGGCGCGCTGCCCTGCTTAACCGAAGGGCCCTGCTCTTCGTAATGTCCATGAGGCAGCTCACCACCAAGCGCGTGGCCGCAAACTGCACAGTAGTCTACACCCTTAGGAAACCCGCCAGGCGCAGTACCTTTGTCCAAGGCGATATGGCGAGGGGTACGAAGATTTCCTGCTCCTCGATGTGGCATTTACTACTTTCCTTTCCGGAGATTCTTCCAAGGAGCGCCGCGCGGACTCTCAAAACTAGCACGCGGTTCGAAATCCTTGATGTGCTCCATTCCGAGATCACCTTTTGCCGCGCGCTCGGGATGTTCTGGACTGAGGGCGATGTGATGAGCCGAGCCGTGATAATCGGCTTCAATATACATAACGCCATCGCGTTCAATAACCGGCTCGTCAATTGGATAGGTGAAATACGTACCTTTAGGCATAGCTACTTGCTAGCATGGTGCATTTTTCTAGTCAATACCCTACTTTATTTTTCCACCCATTGAACGGTATACATGTGCGACTACCGCGTATGGCTCATCGTACTTATCTCCGCCATCGCCTTCTGGGTCTACGGCATCCTTTGCACGCTCCCACGTAGCCTCACTAGCAACCCATTCTGGCGGGTTATGTTCAGGATCAAAATCATACATAAGGTCCATCAGCTTATCGTCAACGTCGCCGTCTTGTACGCGCTTGCCAACTTGAGCCGCTAGTTTACGGTCCTTATTACTAGCCTTAGATTTTTCAGGGGAAGATAATTTGGTTCCGACAAGTACTGCTAATTTCTTAGGATCCACGCCCGATAACTACCACAAACATAATATAGACGCAAACCTACCGCCACGATTTAATCCCACCACGTAATGTATAACCAGGAACTCCCCAATGCGGCCGCCACGGCGCAAGAACAGCGCGATCATTTGGTCGATTGGGGGGATGAAACCACGCCCCATCAAGCAGGCTCTCATGGACATCTGCATCAGACGGCATTCGAAACACGCCACCGGGTTTTACAAGTTGGCCATGCATCTCGATAGAGTCTTGTCCAACACGCATATCTAATGGCTCAAAATCGTCGTCGTCAACAAATTCAGTCCACCGCATCATGAGATCGTTCATTTCTTCAGCAAACTCTTCGAACGCATCGGCATGCGTTGCATTATATGCCCATGCTGTTTCCGTACGAACAATTTGCTCGCCTTTGACCCACGAAACTTCGGCAGTGTCTTGTACACGAGATATTGCTTGTCCAAGAGTTTCGCCTGTCGCTAAAGATAGAGCGAGTCCCTCTTCCATCTTTGCAACCATACCAGCCCCATAAGTTGCCATTGATTTGGCATGCATCTTTAATAAAGATGAACGTCCCTCGTCAATAACGCCCCAAAAACGACTGGCTTCATCCGTAGGTAGAGTGATTTCCGCACCTGTAAAACTATCTTCAATTTCTGCAATGTCTTCAGCTGCGCTACGAAGTGCGTCAACTTGTGTATCCTTTGTGACGTCACCAAGTTCTTCTGCCATACGGCTAGCTATTTCAACCTGACCTTGGCGTACTTGTGCGCGCATTAGCTTATGAACACCAGCAGTAAATGGTTGAGAAGGGCGGCCAAGCGCACGCCCAATTTTAGATTCAAGCTCAGACTGAGCTTTATCGTAAAGGGATTTGATTCTATCTACACCACGACGTTCACTAAGGCGAACGAGGCGCTTACGGTGCTCATTTAGCACCGTATTGTATGAGCCCTTTTTGGGCACTACTTACCTCGATGTTTTGCTTTCGCCCATTGAATCGCACGCTCTTGCTGTAAAGCACGTTCTCGAGAAGGGTGAATACCCAGTCGACGTTTACCGTCAGATGAATACAGAATCCATTTCCCCTTCTCGCGCCGTATCACTTACTAACCTGGCCCATACAACGAAGACAAGTCCGCACGCCAGGATACAACGAGCGGTTAACGTTCCAAACCAAGCCAGTACCGCATCGAGCACAAGAAATCGTCGGAGGGATTTTAGCCCCAGGATGGACTTTGCCCATAAATTAGTCCTCGCCGTCCTCATGTTCATCATGGCCATGATCATCATGCTCGCCCTCGCCATGCTCATGCTCTTCGAGAGTGGCGATTGCCTTAGCGAGCTGCCCCTGAATGTTTTTCAGCATCCCGAGTGCGCCACCACCCATACCGCCGCCGTCACCAGGCGGCCCTTTCTTTGGGGGCTTTGGACCGCCGCCACCACCGTCACCACCGAAAGGCTTACCGCCGTCTTTCTTTCCTTGTTTCATGAGAGCCTGGAGCTTGTTCGGATCCATTGTATCTTTTCTCCTTTTGTTGCTGTTAAAAACAACACGAATCCCGCCAGCGACATTTCGGGCAGGCCATATGAGCGTGCTCAGGAATTAAATCCGTCTGCCCGCACGCCGGGCAAAGCAAATCAGTGCTCGCGGCTGGATTTACACCAGCGTCTCCATACTTGTTTTGATCGTAGGCACTCTCATTTGAGCTACGCGAGCGAAAATTATCATCCCTCATCTTCCCACCGTGCGCAACACCCCTTTGAATCAACAGAGGCTCGACCGCCTTCTTCATCGATAACTGCATTGCACAATCCACCAGCACCGCGGACTTCAAACCATCTGCAAGAATCGCATGATGTTCCACCAGGGACAAAAAGAAGCCCAGATAGTTCTGGCTCAACTGGATCTTGACCGCGGTCCTCTCTGACATTTGTCGGAGGACCGTAAACGTGGTATCCGCAAACAGCATCGGCTTTAATCTCGATGTGCCGAGCATGTATTGCGCATTGATTCGTACGAGCCCAAAGCATACAATTTTCGCATGCTTTTCGGGAACCGTCTGGATTAGGACGGGCGTATAACACTTCTCCAAGTTTTGGGAGTCCTGGACCTTTAGGATCGACCCCGTCAACCAAAACACGAAGACGCTTACCAAGGGCCACACGCTACTCCTTATCACCCTCGGGTTTTACTTGAGATGAGTCGACCCCATCACGCCGAGCCTGCTCGTGCTCGCGATCATGGCATTTAGGACAAATTGTTACGATATTTGCAGGGTCATTGGAATGGCCCATCTCTGAAAGCCATTTAGACCGAACAATTCCACCTTTATGATGGAGAGATAGATTCTCTTTTGTTCCGCATGACTTACAACGAAATTTATCTCGCCGCATAACCCCAAGTACTAAACTTGGAGGAAGGCCGCCCTTGCCACCAGTCGCAAGAGTAGCACCATTAGCTTTTGCTTCTTGTTGAAGTTTTTTAAGCGCGCGTTCTTCACCAGGAGGCCTTGCATCCCGTTGCGGAAGATCACGTCGTCTAGCGGATTGAGCATACTTGGCTGCAGCTTGTCCCACGCTCAACTCCTTAGCATTTTCCATAAGTAATCGCAACGCAATTAGGCTTCATCAGTCGGTTGGGAAAGGTCAAAGTCTGGAGTGAATTCAACCGTAGATCGAACAATAGCCAAAGCCGGACGCGGCTTCTGCAACGTAAACCGCCGCAATGCCCGCAACGGCACCGCATAACCAAGAGGATGCACGTGTTGCTCTTCATCGCGGCTTACAGCAGTAATTATCCCAATTAATTCTGCATCAAGATTTGTAACAGCCCCACCAGAACTACCGGAGACTGACAATCCAGAAAACAAATATTCACCGCTCTTTTCCTCAGAACCAAGCGACCCGGAACGGCCTTGGAGAATACCGTCTAAAACTACACCAAATAAATTATTCGGGCATGACCCAAGCATTACCGGTTCGTATAGATCGGGCTCGTCCTTAGCAATTATCAACGGCCGCACTTCTATTAATGAATCATCATCGATCTTAACAATGGCCAAGTCCCATTTTTTGTTAACCCGCTCAACAGTCGCCGGGACTTCCGTAAATACAAATTCATCATCAGCTTCGGTACGCATGATAACGGTACAGCCTGGATGGCCACGCACTACATGTTCGCAGGTCAAAATACGAAGCCCGCTCGGGGTCTGTACTGCAACACCCGAACCGCTACCATCGGCAACCTTGATACGAACGAGCGCCGCAGCGATCGCTGCGCGGTCAGACCTCATCGCGCGCCTCCGCTAAAGCTTATATGGTTTCAGAAACTCCTTGATATCAGCAAGCGGAACAGCATAACCAACTTGTGTAATAGGGGTAATCGCTTGATACGGCGTCTCTGTAATACCGTTTTTCGTAACGGATACAACCGGAGTCGGGTAAATTCTAAGGATTTCTGGAACGGCAATAAGCTCACCCTTAAGGTTAAATACCGCGCCACCGCTTACGCCGTAAATAAAAAATCCGGTTAACCGAAAAAGTTCACGCTCCAGACCATAAGGATGTGAACGCAACGAGGTAAGTATACCATCAGCAACGGTATCTTCCATACCAAGATGATTCCCAATAACGTACACCCGCTCATACATCGTTACCTGCTTAGCAATTGGTGCAGCCGGCAAACCAGTAGCACCACACTGAAGAAGTGCGAGATCTTTATCTTCGTTGGAAGCCTCAATAGAGGCGACTTGTTTAACCTGGTTATACTGAATCCAAACAGATTTACCGCCATCGATTACATGATAATTTGTCAAAATTAGCGTATGCGTTTTGTCCGAAAAAAGCACCGTACCAGAACCCATCCCAACATCCGTCTCTACTACTACAACTGCGTCAGTTAGGTGAGCGATTAAACGAGAATCGTCGCGTGCGGTGCCCATATGGCAACACGCAGCAAAAACCACAAAAATAGCGAGGGCGTACCGAAGCATGGCGAAAGTCCTCCTGTAAACAACATATGTAGCACGTCTCGCCACAATTCGGCTATTCGTCCTTCGTATACTTTGCGGTACAACCAAGACCGCTCATACGCAAACGCCGCCTCCCTTAACTACCCACAAAGGCGTAAGCATCGTCTTTCCACGTTTGGAATCTACGTAAAACATCGCTTGCTGCGGGGACTCAAAATCTGCACGGATACGCTGAGAGTACGGGGCAAATCCGATAAGGGACCCGTTAACGACCGCGCGCCCGAAATCGCGCAAAGTATGCCAGTGTCCAATACAGTGAACTTCCGCTTTAATAATCCTGTCCCAAGCGTCAACGGCTTTTAACAAAGGAATACCAATACCGCCTACCCCACCTTGGTAGCGCACGTCATCACCATGGTGGAAATGCAATATCCAATCATAGACACGCACATACTGATGTCCCGAATTGGTAATCTCAAAGTGAATGCGCTTCTCATTACGAAATTCGTCGGCGAGAGAATGATACATGAGCCATTCGAATGAATTGGCATAGCCAGTGGACACGCGTATTTTATCAGTTGTACGACCGTGATTCCCGAATGAGCACGGAATCTCAACATGGTCAAGGTCCAAATGCTCCAAAAGCGTCGCAATACCGTTACGCAACCTAGGCAAAAGCCAACGAATTGTCTCCGTCGGGCTAAGGAGATTGCTTTCCATCAACTCGGGGTGGATGTATCCGGTCATGAAATCCCCACCAAGCCAAAGCACAAGATCTCGAATCTTGACACGCCCAGATGCCCGCTGGTGTTCAACATTCCAGATTATTGCTTTGAAAAACCGCTCAATACGCTTATCAGCAATGGCAAGATCATATTCGTTACGGTAAGCGACTGACTCTGGGTCCACCGGCTCTTCCACATGCCAATCTGAGGCAAGAACAACAGCTGTCATCTCCCGCACCTTACCCGACCGTTCACGCGGCATAATCTTGGGCGGTTCACTCGATGCAGATAAGTTATCAATAAAGGACTGCCGCATACGCAGCTGTTTTAATTCCTCAATAAGCGAATCTCTTTGAGCCCGCTCAAATGACGCACGACGCTGCTCATCATGCTTCTCGACTATATCCTGTGGCATCAAATAATCGGAAGGAGCCATCGCACCATGGCGGCGAAATGCATTGCGCAACGCGTAGTAAGTTACGCCAGGAAGCCATACCGCAATAGCTTGAATAGCATCGTCAAGTTTGCGGTGTTTTCGCAGCTCAGCAATCGCCTTATTGACTACTATCGCTGACCAATTAATCGTTTTAGCCATTACTGCCTCCGTTGTGTTCTACCGGCATCGCGTCTCCTTTTTCCACGAACAGGAATGCGGTGATCTGATTTATCAATCAAGAGCTTAAGTAGCTCCCTAGCATCCCGTTGCCAGTCATACGTCGAAGGAGCAGCGCCCGGTGCCCGCCAGGTCTCCTTCAGCATTCGCTGGACTCTAGTTTTAACGTCGTCTAGAAGCCGCCGCAATTCGACAACTTCATCAACACTCATCCGTGGCTATCCGTCTTGCCAGGACCGCGCCGCACTTCAACGAGAACCCAATCAGGAAGTTCTCGGGCGGCTTTCTTCTCCATCTCTGGAGAACAAATTTCACAAAAGAAGCCGTCACCGATCTTTACAAACTTACCATATGTAAACTCAACACACGGAAGACCCAGCCCCTGTCGCATGTAATAACGTGCCATGCCAGCAAGCATTTCTGGCTCATGCTTCATCAAGTCTTTAACATCCGCAAACGTCACAATACGCGTCACGGGGTCAAGACCACAGGGGCATTTTATAGTTCCACCCTGCGAAAGCGCACGATTATGCAGTTCCTCCGGCGTCATACGACCTTCCATAAACTGTTTACGATGGATGGTCTTAGTCTCGTCATTCATAACGAATCCCCATACATATGAGCGATCTGCTTCCAATTTAGTCCAGCAGCACCGCCCAAGCGTATCGCAATGTTGTCAATAAAAAGATCCGCCCCGGGTTTGTCAATCTCCCCACCCTCATAAACGTAGTCAAAAACGCCGGGAAGCTCGTCCGCTACAAATTCAACCATCTGTTTAAACCGAGCTTCGTTAAGCGTTGAATTACGATCGCGCTTAGAACGCTTAACACCAGCCTTAGCCAGGGGATCAAGAGAAGGGTCATTGCGGCGTAACGAAAGACGCGCACGACCACTCCAAAGAATCAGCCTGTGTCCAGCTTTCTTTAACGCGTATAGACCTTCTCGCGCACCAGGCAAAAACGTCAACGGGGTAGTTACATCCTCATACGGCTGCATCTGACTAACAATAGTACCATCAAAATCTATAGCAATAATCATCTGATAAGAAAACCTTGCATGCGCCTAAGAATATCTTCAAAGCTCAACTGTTTCTCTCCAAGTAAGCGCAATTCGGCTTCGGCAGACCGAGCATCTAATACTACCTTATCAAACTTTTCTTGGTCGATTATCTTGTATTTTGGATCAACCTTCGTTTCACCGCCCCACGTTCCGTTAAATGGATAAAGCTCAATAGCGCCAATATTAAGCAGCAACGAAAGATAACGCGATGCCCCGTCCACACCGATAAGTTGCAACAGCTTTTCTACTGGCATGAAATCAGTCATTACAATATACCTTGCTCATATTTACCGAACTTTTCCATACGGATGGCCACCACCAGAACCAGGCATCGGAAGACCTGCCATCGCAGAAGCGGCAATCGCTTCTTGCTGATCCTTCGCTTCGGATTCAACCTTCTTCATCATTCCGGGCACATCCTCAACGCGGTAATATCCCGCAACAAACTTAGAGGCGTGCTCAGAATCAATAAGACCGCCTGCTTTAGCAGCAATTGCCGAACGGGTTGCCAATTCAATGTCGGTCAGCGTCGGTTCGAAATAACCGGGCCACTGAATCTTAAGCACACCACCGGGGCCAAGTGTGCGCGCAATACGATCTGGCGAATCCGGTTGAACTTTGGGCGGCAAATTAAGCGTTTGCCGTTCGATCTGTCCATCCCCATTAACAACTGGAATAGACAACTTTCGCGCTGCATCAATCATCATCTCTACGAGCGGGATGACTCCACGCTGCCCATACTGTTCACGCAAAATATCTGCCTTGGCAATCATTGTGGAGTAAACGCGTTCGATTTCAGTAGCGGTGCGACGTTCCATTTCAGGATGCTCCAAGACGCACTGAGCTACTTCTAACGCGTACTTGCGAAACTCCTCAGCCATCTTTCTGGCAGCCTCTGGTCCAGAACCAGAAATCTCCATGTAACTTGCTGCAGAACCAGTTGGCAGTCTAATTGCGTTTCGACTTCCTTTCCGCAATTCAGGGATATCCTGAGCGTCAGTAATCAGCGTAACGGTAGGGTCACAGTTCGAAACTGTACCAACATTTGCTTGTGCAAGAAGCGTATCGATGGACTCAACAAGTTCATAAATACCCGTACAGTCAGGATCACCGTCAATGTCATCCAATGCCGGCATATTCTGAATCCACACAACCGGACAGAACCCCAAACGATGATCTACCCTTATGTCCTCTTGCCATTCTGGCTCTTCCCCGTCACCGACCGGTTCCGGTTTATAAAGTACATCACTTTCTTCGTCAATAATGCGTCGGTACCAAAATGGAACTTCCTTCCATTCCCCTGTCTCAGGATCGCGCATCTCCATCGGATAGATATAACGCTTTTCGATAGAGGAAAGCGTGAGCATAATACGATCTTTAAACTGCGGGAAAATCCACCGAGGGTCATGCACCTCAACAATCGGCTTCCCACTAACGAATTGGAAACCCACAGCAACAGAACCAGTCGCACCACCAAAGGTTCTGGCCTGCATCATAGCAGGCCACAAACGGGATGCCTCAACTAACGCATGCACATAATCTTCAGTATCGGGGTCGCCATCCACCCGAAGATTCGGATGACGGCGCTCGGAAAATAGTGTTGCCGTAAAGCGGTCTACGATAACCTTAACGAGATTATAGGGCGCAGTTGGCCGCTTGAATTTAAGAGGAAACATATGCCCAGCGTCATAAAAACCGGGCGGGATAAAACCGGCCGTAGCAATCGCCTCATGCTCAAGCGGATCGGCATGCTGTTGACCGTCCCAATCATACTTACGTGACTCATAATGAGTACAACGATACCAGCCCCAAAGATGATTTAGCATCTGTTGCCGTGGGGTCATACCGAGGCGTGCGATACGCGCCATCACCTGGTCACCCATCGCAAGTGCCGTATTTCTAGCGGCGGTGGGGTCTGACCGAAGACCGCTTGCCATAACTTACTCCTTCCCGTTACTTCGCAAGAGTAGCACGCCTACCCCCAACGTGACAGTGTTGGGCATTTCCTCATATTTTACCCCCTAAGCGAAATGACGAATTACAAGCAGCACACTCAGTCGTAAACCATCCTTCTCGACAAACTATTTTAGATAGCTCGCCACATATTTCACATATCTCCGCAGACCGCGTTTCTGCCTCATAAATCGCATCATCCATTGCCTCGGTAGAACCGTACATATAGAACCTAAGCGAACCCATTTTCTCTTTTACTATAGAAGCATATTGTTTATCAGACGTAATGAGTCGTTCAAGCTGGTTAGACAAATCCCAAAGAATTTGAAACCAACCATCGCTACACAAAAAGGCAAACCCCATTACATTTCCAGTTGGGTTATCGCACGCAAGCTTATATAGCTTAGGGTGCGCCTGTACTAGACGAACTTGGAGATCCCGCGTCATTATTTGTCTCCTCAGAATCGGCCAGCGGTTCTACTACCGCCCGACGCTTAAATTCTGCAACGGCCTTAGCTACACGCTTCTGGTATTCGGCCGCTCGCTTTTGTGATTTTCTAAACTTGTTCAATAACATTGACCGCTCAGTATAAGAAATTCGGTCAATATAGAGTTTGCCCTCTAAATGATCCATCTCATGTTGAAGCGCACGAGACATATAATCAGAAGCGTCACCCTGACACTCAAACCAATTACCTTCTTCATCCTGAGCTCGAACCGTAACCTCATTATGCCGGCGCACCTTTGCATTTACACCAGGAAGCGATAAACAACCCTCAATCGCCTTCTCACTTTCCTCCGAGCGTTCAGTGATTGTTGGATTAATAAAGACCGTTGCCTTCTTCTCATCATCCTTACGCGTTGCTAGCACAAAAATTGCTTCACTCCGACCTACCTGATTCGCCCCAAGCCCAGCGCCATCAGCCTGCCACATTGTGGCAACCAATTCCTGAATAAAAAACCTCTGCTCCGCGGACAATGGAAACGCAACCAGACATGCTTTTTCGCGAAGCCATTTATGTGGATATTTCAAGATTTGTAATTGCGACATACTTCCCTCCAAGCTTTACCAGGCACACGTATTAGGTTTACAACGAATGCTATAATCCAATTGAAATGTTCACACGGTAAACATTCATACGCTAGTTCATCATCCGGGCATGGCGTCATGTTACGCCCGCAAGCAAAACAAACTAACGCCTCCACAACATCCAACCGGCGACAAAAAGAGCGCCACCGAAACAAATAAATTCAATCGTTGCAACGAATCGAAGAGCATAAGCTAGCATTGCAAAACCCGCCATCACTTTTTCTATCTCCGGTGTAGGTCTAAATTAAACTGAGTGATTTTGCGTTCACCCTGCCGCGAGGCCTCACGACACAACCACGCCGCCATTATACGGTCACCAGTATGGTCCTTTGGGTCGTAATCGAGCATCTCTTGCACCCACTTTGCCAACTCTGTATCCATACGGCCACCAATATTTGGAATGATCCAACGTCCGCGGTGCATTTCACCTGCAATGCTCTCAACACCATACTCAGGATTGATTTTATTTCGCCCCGTTGTAAACCCACGAATCGGAACACGAGTGCGGCGCTGCGTTTGCTCGACTAAGAATGCTTGACCGCTATTATCTTCGACCATAACGCATGTTGCCTGGAACCGCTCACCGGCAGCAATAACTCGACGAATGATATCCTCACCGTGCCACTTACCCGACTCAATATGTAAAACCTCCAAGCTATGATCGCGATGCTCCAACACAACAAAGATAACAGTTGGGTCGGCGCTATCCTTAGCGCGTACGCCAAGGTCAACGCCAATCCATACGTTATAACCAGCCGGCAACGTCCGAGCTATACCGTGAGAAATCATATGACCCTGTGTAAACCGCACCGCATTAATTGGCTGTACTTGCGCGTCACCTCGCCCAAGCGCAACCTCAATCCATTCACGCTTAAAACGCGCATCCTCATTAGAACGCGGCTCGCACATATACTGCCGATTCCATTCAATCGGCGTCATGATACTTTCACGCTGGTGGATTCGCGAAAGAGGCCATTGCTGCGGCCATGTTGGTTGACCGTTAGCATCCTTAATTGGAAACTTCTGCATTTGGTAACCCTGCAATGCCGCCAATCGATGTAGCACGTCGTCTCGGTAAAACGGAGTACCAACTGCTAACACACGACAATTCGCAGATTGCGGACCAATCAACGCAGATTGAAGCCAACTCCAGGTATCATTCCGTGACCGCTCAGTCATACAGTTTTCGTAATCGAGAATGTCGTCCAAAATTAACAGATCAAACCGAGCACCTTGAATGTTACCGTGAACACCAAACGCGACCACACTAGGATCTTTTGCAGTAGTGTTGTCCTTTTTAATGTGCAGCTTGGTCAACGTCCATGGACCATTCGGATCAGGAAGAAGCTGTGGAAATACATTTCGCAGTTCTTGTGAACTCTCAATGTACTTCGCAATGACGCGAACAATCTTACTCGCTTGATCCGTCGTGTTGGAAACAATAGCCACGCGAAGATTAGGATTGTTTCCTAAAGCAAAAAGTGTTCTAACTATTGTTAATTGTTGAGTTTTTCCGGCTTCGCGGTGCGCCATGAGAACAGCAAACTGATGTGAATCAACAAAGGCGTGCCATCTACGATGGACAACTCCTTGTGTAATGCGTCCTCCAGTTGCCTCATCTCGTAAGACATAAGCCGCAAATGCGTTAATATCCTTTCGCGCTAAGTTAACAACCTGCGTAGATACAGCAGTACTCATGACACGTTCACTTCTTTTTTGATAAACGTTTAAGCGCAGCTAAATCAATCGGCGAGGATTCATGCGCCGGGGGAGGTTCTGGAGTCATTTTACCGCTCCACTCACAAATGTAAACATTAGGTTTACGATGACGCTGAAAAATAGCGTTCATCACTAGCGGCACATCTTGGCCGCAACCTGGACATTTCATTGATCGAGCGCGCGATCAATTTGTTCTTTTGCACCATCAACGGCGTCCGGAGCGTTTTTAGCAAACGATTTACCATATTCAGATTCAGCTTTATAGATCATTGAATCGCCACCGTCGACCGAGGTCTTATCATCCACAAAACGAGTGGCCTCATCTATTTTAATATCTACGCCTCTGTGCTTAATCATGACTTTCCTTTCTGGCGTCTTTGCCGACGCTGTTTTTCTGCTTCTTCTTGCGCCTCCCAACAATCTCGACATATGAAGGCAGAACAGCCAAGAGCTGGATGATCTGAGCAGTATTTTGACGCTCGACAATCCTGACAATCAGGATCAGTTTGGGCAATGCGTTTGCATTGCCAACATTTCACATCGCGAGGTTTCATTCCACAGCCTCAATCCCTAACATGTTAGCGAAACCATCAGGCCCGCCCAAACGAAACGCCGCAGCCAACTCAGGCGGTAACCCAGATAATGCCACAACCAAATTGAAAGGGCAGTTACGCGCCGGCGCTGGTAGTGCAGCACATACGAGTACTACACCATCCTCAACAGAAAAGCGCGCACTAGGACGTAAGTACATACCATGCTGACGACACTTAGGCCACATCGTCGGCAACGAGCCGCCCCAATTCTCCATCGGTGTACGCAATGGTTTAGACCTCACATAGGTTGAACGAGATGTCTTCCCGCCCATCATAGACCGTCGAGCCTGAGAAGTTTTACGCTTACTGGCGCCCATACTCGCTTCTCGAGTATTTATTCTTTACTTGATTACCGAGTACGCCACCACGCTGCATCATTTGCGCTTTTTCCTTTTACGATTCCAACGCGCGCAAGAACAACGGCGTAGGCGTCGTGATTTACCAATACGCAAATGAATAGGGCATGGAATAAATCCAGGCGAATCCCCGTTAAACTTTTTCTTGATGCGGCGACGCCACCAAGCAAAACCCCAAGCCGTATGCCAAATCGTAACGTACCAAAGAATGCAACACCACGGCACCCCAGAATGTAACCCGCAACGAAGATCCTCTAAAGCCGGACGAGGACGCATTATTTACACCTACGTTTAGGCGGAAGTCGCCAGGACGTAACCGTATATCCCCCCAATCGATACATTGCCAATTCATCCTCCGTGGCCAGACGCTCATAACCACAAACTTCAATTACACACTTCCACGTACGATAGGGCAAAAGCATAAAGAGAGGTTCATGAAGCGGATAGCACACTGGACAATGCGGCCTATCCATCGATCGGCGGCTCCCAAGGATAAAAACCCCCCAAGCGCCAATAGGCCAACTCCTCAGGTAGGGCTAAACGGATAACCCCCTGATTCAAGCAGTACGAAACCTCACAATACCAATGCTCAAAAATGAGTGAAAACAAAGCATGATTACCGCAGCTGGGACAACGAGGACGCTCCATTATAGCTCTACCTCGCTCACAGCCCAGCGTCTTTCAATTTTGAATCTACCAAAGTCACATTGGCCCAAGATGGATCAAGATGATTAGGGTCATCATGACCAGCTCGCCAAAGAATATAGTGGTTTAGCTCATGCGTGTATGCCGAATCATAAAAGTTCCCGCGCCAGGCAACCATTATCTTTTGCGAATCCGGAAGAAACAACCCAGAATAGCATGTACCTTGATAAATGACTGCCGTTCGGTCATAGCCAGGGCAATTAACGTCACTCCATTCAATCCACGGCGCCGGACCAACCTGCTTCAATCCACTGTTCCATGCGAGCTTCTCAGCCGCGCATTGATTCGGCTTGCCAGCTGTACAATCCTTACTGACGGCCCTTTGGCTCGCAGCAACGGACTTAAGAGTACCGCAACCGCTAATCGTGAGTGAAATACCAAGTAACCAAATGGCACTGCGTAACATAAGCCATCCTCCAATTCGTTTCGACGCTTACGTATTGGCTAGTTTTACCAGGAATCCTTAAGGTGTAATAAAAAATATTACACTCCAACCGCGCCTCAATCGGCTCAAAAAATGGATTATCGACTCGAGCCAGCTTGGTGTACTCCCATCGCATAACCATTCCCGATGGATGGGACATTACCGGATAGCGGCGAACTAGCTCAGTCACCTGTGGAGCAGTTGCAGCCCCAGAATAGGCAATCTGCCCATTAAACCATGCGCCACATCCCGTAACGGCCAAAGATAGAAAGCACAATAGTCCTAACGTCTTGCCCATTTACACCTCCTCATATCCTTTTAATCTATAGGTCGCCATTACTCTCTTGCCTTGCTCGGAATGCATGGAGATTGCCATCGTCCATTGTGTTGGCTAAAACGCGTTTCGAATCAACTCAAATGTATGTGTATATGTATTATATTTTATTCAATATGACCATTTTTGCTCAAAATTTTTAAAAATTTTATACGTTTTGGGGGCTGTCTAAGTTGTGGTCGGCGGCGGCGTACCCCCCTCCCCACCCCCATTCTCATTTCCCGAATCTTGGCCGGGGCCTAAAAGCTTCTGCTCTTCCTCATGAGCGAGTAGTATGCGAGCCTCGTGCAGGGCGTCCTCATAGTTGACGTTGACCTGCGTAGGTCCTGCTGATGCTACCTGTACGGTAACACCATGCTGGTCGGGTATGGTGATGCGTTGTACCCTGTGGAGCTCGCGGGTGGCTGCAGCATGGGCAGTCCAGGCGCCTTCCTTAGCGTAGCGCCTGCGGTCCTCATATAACCTAGCTGCTGCTTGACCTCGTAACTCCTCTAAACCTTTGGAAGCTTCTTCCTTCCAGCGTTTTCGTATGAGGATACAGTCCTCCCGTATGACGCGCTCACATGCGGTGTGGACCCGCTGCACGATCTCCACCACGTTGGAAACACTAGTGCCTTCGATGAGTAGACGCTCTACCAAAAGCCGCCTGCGGTCTACCTCGGCCTGCGAACGCCGCTTACCGCCCGGAGGTCGATGGCGCACCTTTGCGGCGATTGTAGGCGATCCTGGAGCGTTTGGCGCACTATGTAGGTCGGATAGGGCGATGTCGTTTTTTTCCTGGACAGCCAGGCTGGGGGAGAGGTGCTGCTTTTCAGACCCCAGCCGTGTAGGCGTATTGTCCGGCTGCGTAGGCATATTGTCTAATCGCATGGGCAATATGCCCAGCCGCGTATCTAGCTGCTGCGTACCATCTTTCGACATATCCTTCTTTCGGGTGCTGCCGTCCTTCCTGGTACCGCCCTTTCGCTTAGCTCTCTCTTCCCCACTAGCACTAGCACTAGCTGTTAAGCTGTCCCCATTACTACTATTGCTATCCGACTCTTCCTCATCCACCGACTCGTCTAACTCCCCTGAATCCTTCGTTGAGCCAAAAGCGACTTCGTGCGGAGTACGCATATTCAACTACTTAACCGACTAGAGTAGAGCTTGTCAATAGGGGGATGGGAGATAACGACTCATTCTCGCTAGCAATCCGAATAGGCCGAACGGTAATCCTGGCCGGTGCTAGGAAGGGCTAAATTGGAAAAATTCCCATGCGGCGAAGATAGGCTGCTAAACCGTGCGCCAAACGCGCTCAGGCAGGGCTAGGGGCGTTCCGGTTAGGCTGTGGACCGCGTCTGTGCAAGGCTGCTACGCGAGTGCCTCACCGCAATTCGCGCAGTACGCGCCGTTGAACTGCTGTCTCGAGATCGAGCTCGATCCCAACGACACTGAGTACGACCGGCTTGTCGCCGACTATCAGCGTCAAGTTTGAAGATGGAACCGAGGTGCTTTCGTGAGCGCGCTCCGCGAGTACGTCTTCACGATCACCCTACGACGGCGCCGGTCGCGGGGCGAGCTGCCGCCGGGCGTGTTCGCGCTGGTGCCAGGCGGCGCTGATGACGATGATAATAAGAGAATCCAGGTGGCGGTTGCCCTACCCACAACCATTCCGTCCGAGCGACTCGAACGCGTGTATTTTGAGGAGCACTCCGCCGATGGTAGGGGAGATGGAGGTAAGACGGGTCGTATTAGGCTTGCAGCAGTCCACGATATTTCGCTCTAGTATCAGCGGTTTGAACAAGGCTTGTCATTGGTGCGCTCTAACATTAGAATAGGTGAAGTGAAGCAGATCGACGCCAAGGACGCTGCGAAGCTTACTGGACTGGTATACGGCGTACGCGCAGGCCAGCGCGTGACCAGCAAAGTCGTCGAAGAGGCGAAGTTCAAGGGTACCTTTGCGCGGGAAGTCGCACGCGCGCTCGCTAAGCAACCCGGCGTCAGCGCTGATGCTCGTACAATCGCTAACGACCTTCTCTCGATTGTTCCAGAGCGCAAGTAAAGCAGCTTCCAGCAGAGTCGGCTTGCTCGACGCGCAGGCCTGAGCGGGCCCACGCGCCCCTACTCGGCCTGCCGGCTGCGATCGAGCCTACAGGCTTGCCAACCGGTGTACGGGATCGACGTGCTATCGCTCCACCGCTGGCTTCCAACCCTTTGCCCTGGCTTTTTCTTCGAGGCGGGCGAGTTCTTCTTCCATCTCTCGAAGTTCGCGATCCTGCTCCTCGGCGGCGCTGCCACCGCGCAGGCAATAGGGAAGCATGCGCACGTAACGCGCGTCCCTCTCGATACTCTCCCAGAACGCGCGCGCCTCCGGCGTGTCCATGACCTTATGGATCATTTCTGGATCTCCTCCTTTTTCTTCTCAATGTCCTGCTTGAGCAAGAGGGGCGGCAATGTTGGCGGCAACGGACTGCTCGCGATGTATGTAGGTACTGGGCAACATCGCCATGATCACATGTCATAGATCGCGCCTGCTCCAGGTCAGTAAGCAAGTGCCGTCGGTTTCGGCGCTCGAAGAACCACACCAGCGCCGCGCACGTCAAAAGTATGATTGGTACGATCATTGGGTAACCTTCTGCCAACTGTAACGAAGATTGTGACTTTCGCACGGGTTATCACGCGTGCACGGTTTGCTTTGGCCATATTGCCACATTGGATTCTCCGAGCCTCCATTTGCTATCCCTTTTCCGCAACTAGAGACGCCGGGATTAGGTTGCGGGTAATTTTGGCGCATTCGTTGAGGATTCTGGCGGCGGCATTGACGGTGGCATCGGCGGCATAGGTGGCGGCATAGGCGGCATTGGCGGCGGCATAGGCGGCATTGGCGGCTCTGGCGGCATAGGCGGCGGCATTGGCGACATTGGCGGCGGCATAGGCGGCATGGGTTGCGGCTCTGGCGGCGTCGGCGGCATTGGCGGCGGCTCTGGCGGCATCAGCGGTGTTGGCGGCGGCATAAGCGGTTCTGGCGGCATAAGCGGCGGCATAGGCGGCATCACCGGCGGCATAGGCGGCGGCATTGGCGGCTTCCTCTACCTCTTCCAGAATAGCCTCGTTGCGGCACCACGCCTCTGCGGCCTCAATGGCCTTTAAGGGGCGGCTTTCGCCTTTGGGGACGTGCGGCAGAGCTAGCCGTGCACAGGCTGCCGCGGCTTGGACCACGAGGCGGCGGTCTATTCCTATTTCTGCGGCTTTACGCAGCATCCAACTGCCGTTGCGGCAGGTTTTCCACGCCGCTGCGGCGGGTGCCGCAGAAAAGGATTCATAAGTTGCGGCCTTCGTGAATGTTTTTGTTGTTGTCATACTTTCATACCCATGCACATTAAGTGCCAACACGCAGACTCAATAAGATACGCTGTTTAGTTGCAATGAAAGTTCAGACTTGTTGCAAAGCTTGCCACTGCGTGGCGTAAGTGATTGAACGCAGAGTGCCTAACTTGCCACGGTGGTGGGGTTATTTTGCTACATTCAGGCGCCGATTCCTTTTTAGCCATTACGTTTCTTCCAACTTGGCGAGAGCTGTATACTTCATGCGCTTAATCTCCATTCAGAATCATGTGCTGCGACCAAATCCACAGTGATGAATTTCCTAACAATATTGGCGCATTCGTTGAGGATTCTGACGGCGGCATAGGCGGCGGCATCGGCGGCATAGGTGGCGGCATCGGCGGCATTGACGGCGGCATAGGCGGCGGCATCGGCGGCATAGGTGGCGGCATCGGCGGCATAGGCGGCGGCATTGACGGCATTGGCGGCGGCATAGGCGGCATAAGCGGCTCTGGCGGCACAAGCGGCTCTGGCGGCACAAGCGGCGTCGGCGGCGTTGATGGCGGCTTCCTCTACCTGTTCTAGAGTAGCCTCGTTGCGGCACCACGCCTCTGCGGCCTCAATGGTCTTTAAGGGGCGGCTTTCGCCTTTGGGGACGTGCGGCAGAGCTAGCCGTGCACAGGCTGCCGCGGCTTGGACCACGAGGCGGCGGTCTATTCCTATTGTGGCGGCTTTCCGCAACATCCAATCGCCTCGGTCACACAAATTCCAAGTGTCATAGGACGATAATGCAGCAAACTCCTCATAGGTCCGCATTGCGTTCAACTTTATCTTAACCGGTCTTAACCGGTTTCTTTGGACGTCCACCCTTCTTACCATTCTCACGTGCGGCTTTAGCTTTAGCGTTGCTCTTAACGCTACCGCCGATACATCCAAGTATCGATGCTATTTGAGTCATCGTAGGAGGACGCAACACAAATTCATCAAGTGAATTCTTATGTTTACGCGGCATTCGCTACTCCAAGCCGCCAAGCGCTATCGGCTACCGCAACCGCCTCTATTGGAATCAGCCGCCTAACGATTGCGGCGCATTCGTTGAGGATTCTGGCGGCGGCATAGGCGGCGGCATCGGCGGCATAGGCGGCATTGGCGGCGGCATAGGCGGCATCAGCGG